AATTTTCCTTGGAGGCATATGGACACATCTACCAAATTTCAGGGATTTTGTCAATAGCCTCGTAAATGGCATATTTTGCCCTCATTGTCAATAGATTTTCGTAGAAAAATTCTGACAAATTCTGGCATATTTTGATCACATTCTATTAGATTTAGTATATGTTTATATATAGATCTATATGATTCTATATAGATTTGTCGACATTTTGAGGGATTTTTAATATGCTCTCGTAAACGAGAAAATCTGCCCACAATTTCAGGGATTTTTTTTGATCTGTCGTAAAGGAAAAAATTTGCCCACATGCCCACACACAAAAAATCCACAGGATGTGGATAACCCTGTGGATAATTTGGGCCATATACTAACCAACTAAGTATATGTTGCCTTTAGTTAAATCTAATGGACTTTGATGTTTCTTATCTTTCTAGCATTGATAAGAGCTATCCCCGTCTTCCGCCTTGTCTTTAATAAAGCTGGAGCTGATGTGCAATTGTTGATCGTTTTGAAGTTGGCTGCACGGAAGCCTACCTTCGGTAGGTTATCCCCATTTTGTTTTAGCCATTTATTTAATTGCTGCGGTGTAGGAAATGGACCCTCAACCTTTTGGACTAACTTACCCATTAGATGAATGGATGGTCAATCGTTACATGGGTCCTGGTATCCTTGTCATGCAACCAGGAATGTCTATAACTCTTTTCCTCCACCTTTGGCAACTTCTTGATGAACTTGTCAGGGTCGATTGGAAGTTTTAGATTCTCCCATTTGTAAGTCTTAATTAATCTATTAAGAGTTTTATTTAATTCATTTGCTAGGAACAATCCTTCAGATGTTAGACCTGAATCATATATGCCTGAATCTGTAGTTAATTCATCATTATATCTGTTTGCTTCCCAACGAATAATCTGAGCAACTAATTCCATAATGCGGTCAACTGTATAAAATGGTTGGTCTGTTAGATATCTTGCCAATATGGCAGGATTAAACCAATGGTCTTCTGTTAGATTAACTAACTGTTCTGCTACTTTGATTTCTCTAGTCTTCATCTACTCCGCCTTCCGCCTTGGTAACTACTCATTATATCAAAAATGGGGAGGGGTGGCAACTCTCGTCCACCACCCCTCCGATCTATTTACTTAGCCTTCTTGGTAACTGGCTGTGGATCTGAGAATGTAACGCCCTTGCTGATAGCTTCCTGGATAGCTACCTTAGCAGCTCCTGAGAAACGTCCACGTACACCCACTGTAATTCCTTGCTGCTTGAGATATTCACGCTTTGTTTGCATTTGGTTTTATCCTTTCGAGATAAGTTGTTTCATTAATTGTAGCAGATTTTCACGGGTTTGTAAATACCTGCCGTAAAGCGGACAATTTGCCCTTAGTTTAAAGTTGTTTCTGACATACGATCTTGTATTAGTTTAGATATAAGGTTGTGAGCTGCAATGTTCTCAGTCTCGGATCCGCCCCACAGAAGCTTTTGGGCCTCTGCGAGGACGGCGTCAATGTGTTGATCACTCATCTTCATCTTCTTTATCCTCTTCGTCTTCCTCTTCCTCAAACATTGTGTCTACAATGTAGTCACGGTTCAACATCCATTCAAGGACGTCTTCGTTATGTTGCTCTGCCCCATACTCCAGAGAGAAGCCCATACCCGCCTCCACGGCCTCACAGAGGTTGTCCCACATCTGGTCCTCAGTAACACTGGCCCTGTAGGTCTCGTCCTCTAGAATTCCTTTAATTGTGCTCCATGTCCATAACCAAACCAGGGATAATCCAAGGTCGGTGGAATCAAGAATCTTCAAACATTCATTTAGTTTAATCTTATCATCAGGCTTCATATGCTAACTCCCTTTCATTCCATTCCGCTAATGTTCTGACGGTAAAGTCTTTTCCTAAATTGTAACAGAATAGGACCGCTTTGGTCAAATCTTCTGTCTCATATATTGGCATATCCAAAGGTATATCAGATTTATCATATACTTCAAATAGATCAACTCCTCCTGGACTACAAGAGTATTCAACTTCCAGGATTTCCAGACTTGGCTCGTATGTCATACTTTTTGCCCTTGCCTTTCTGCTATAGCAAACGATAGTTGGTATGTTAGATTATATAGTTCTGTTAGAGTATCTAGTCGTCCTTCACATTCTGTTCGGACCATAGAATCCATTGCCTCTTCAGACAACTCCTCTTGCTCTAATGCGCTTGCTAAGTCTTGCTCAGCCATTAGCATTAGATTCTTTAGTTCACCGTGCATTATATCTAATCCATTAACATCATAATTAACTAGACGTTGCAGGTGTGGTGGTAGTCCAATGTCTTCAGGTGTCATTTGCTCTTGGCACCTTCCTTGAATGCAACCTTGTAAATCTCTACAAGGCGCTCATAGACCGCTTTGGAGGCTTTGTCCTCATTGGACATTGCTGCTTCAAAGTAAATGATTTGGTCGGCTTGGTCCTGCAGGTCTTCCTTTACTTCTGATGATAGTTTCATCCATATACCCTTTCGTTAGATTCATTCATTATATCAGTCGCCACTGACAAAATGTGCCTGGTATTCTCAATCTCTGCTTGCTTGACTCTATAGAAGTGATGACCATTTACATAATCAATCTGTTCTAAGTCCTGCTCTAAACTAATTAGATGTATCTTTAGATACTCCATAAACCTTGATGACTTAGTCAAAGTAGCCCTCCGCCCATAGGCCTTGCATAAAGCTGACCGCCATTTCTAAATCAGTTCTAAGTTCTGTCTTGTCCATTAAATCGGACGGGTATCTAAGATAGAATAACTTAGCATCGTGAACAGCATTAATCATCCTATTTAGATCGGATTCAGTATAACCTAGCATAAGTCATATTCCATATCCCAAGATACTTCAGGCCAACCTAAATCATATCTTGAACTATCTACTTCACCTAGTTCGTCTAGATGAGCATTAATTTTATTATGTGCTTCCTTCTCATTATTAGCCATTACACTACCTGCTAATTTAATTACGAATGCATAGTTTTTCATAGTAAGTATTCATCTCCCTCTATGTAGCCATAGTATTCGTTATACTGTTGCTTTAGTCCGTCTGACGCAAATTGCATAAACATATGCTCTGCGTAGTCAGGACCTTCATCTAAATTCTTTGCAGACCATTGGTCAAATAGGTGCTCAGAGATTTCCTGTTGAATAGCGCCTGTAATGTGCTCTGCTATTGTGTCTATAAATTGCTCAGACATTTAATGCCTCCTCTTGTGTGTAGGTTTTCAAAGGTAATAATACACTATGGGTCTGACATTCTGCCATTGCCTTATCATCCTGCCAAGAGCCTTGATTACATTCTGAGCAGAATTCACCGCAGTCATTCTCACAATACTCAACACAATCAAAAGACTGGCAAGCATAGCAACGGTTCTCATATTCTAATAGTTCCTTTACTTCACCACGGACAATCTCATATTCCCCACCCCAGCCTGTTTCTTCCTCATACTCTAATGTGAGTAGGCAGTTAGGAACAAGATTAGATAGTTTAGTTAAGATAGTTACAGCAGGTGACCAAGCAGTCTCATATTTGTAGACAACCCAATTGTCATCACCCTCAGATTTATATTCAAGTAGTTCTGTATTTGGATATTCATCTCCGTCACGGACGGCTACATCCCATTTAGTTCCCCAATTAGAATTATTCCAAGAATACCAATCCTTCTGAGTCTTAGCAAACTCAACAGATTTGCGGAACCAATCAGGGTCATTCTGAATATCTATACCACCACGAGAAGGCTGGCAGGCATATTCCTCATCAGTAATACCTTCATCTTTATATGAGTGGATATTAAAGAAAGCAAAGACAGGATTAGAATAAGTTACCTGTTCAATTTTGGTGGGGAACCCCATAGTAGAAATATCACCCATACCATAAGTCTCTTGTGCTAATGTAAAAGGCTTATTCAATCTATCTTTAATCATATCTACCTCAGACTTAGGTCCTTGGATAGTTAATGTGTTATAACACCAATTTGGCATTTTATATCCTTTCGTTGATATGTTCCAATTATACAATGGACCACTGACATTTGGAATACTATTTGGGTGTGTTTCACACCACATTTTCCAAGCTATGTGGTCAAGATCACAAAATTCCAGGGAAATTTAATTTGATCTCGTAAACAAAATATGATACCCTCTGCTTTTGCGGGCAAGCAAAAACCCCCAGCTTGCGCTGAGGGTTAAGAAAGTAAAGGCCGCTAGGATCTACCAACGAAAGTAAAAAGCCCTGCATTGCTTAGCGACTTGGGGGATCCCCTGGTAGCCGCACCTGTACTCATGAAGAAGGTCCCTGGACCTACTCCAATTATACCATAACTAGTTGACTGTATTTGCTGCAGAATTTATCTAAAGATAAACTAAACACTTCTGTAGTCAGGTCCTCTTCAAATAAAGTAAATGTTTGAGTGGCCCAATCGATGACGGGAATCTTGTGCTCATTGTCTAGAATTCTATTAACACTTAAGCCCCAGCCTGTTTCTGCTTTCCAGTCTTCGCCTACCATTTGTGACACACAAATACGTGTTGCATATGACTCATCCGTCCACCTTGGACGTGCAGTCTCAACCGCATTCGCTAAGCGCTCCAACATACCGTGGCCCGCCCAGTGTCCATATAGAAAGATAGTAGTGTCATTAGATTGCTTGAATCCAAAGTTTGCTCTGTCGCCCATTTTATTCCGCCGTTTCTAGTATAGGTGCTGCTTCTTCGATTTTGTTTAAGTCTATCACTTCGTACGAGACCTTGTCAAGGCCCTCTTTGTTTTTATTGTAGTGGTGGTGGCAAAAGAAAAGCTCACCGTCTACTAGTTTAATTAGATACTTAGCTTGAGCTGTACCGCATTGATCACAGCCGATCCATCGTGTTAAGTCTTCGGTTGTCATAGTTTCCCGCCTTCTATCATTTCACAAAGACGGTCAAGAATCCAAGTATCGATATCGTTAATATCAATCTCTGATAGTCTTTCCATCATCTCTTCACGAGCAAACTTATACCCGTCATCAAAACCATCTTTGTAATCTGACATTATTTCTCCTTATATCCTGTCGCTTCTCTATCTGACCAGTATGATTCTTTTAAATTATACTTGTCACGAATGCGACTTACTTTCTCTATACTACCAGTTCCAACATTGAATGTCAACGGTGGCATAAACTCAGGGTCGAGTCCAGTGATTTGTGCATCCCAATAAGCCATCTCAAGAGATAGCCTATCGGGAGCAGTCAACTCAAAATACATTACGCTTCCCTTACGTGGCAAACTTCGGTGTCATCAATTGTGATGTTACCGTTATTTGAATCGGCGTAAAGAGCATCTGTGACTTCTGAATCAAGGTCCAATTCATAATCTGAATCTAATACATTGTATGTATATGTTCCGCTAACTTCAAGAGTTGCGGTGAATAGAACTTCTCGAACTAGTTCAATGCCAAGCGCTTCGGCAATTGCACGTAGTGTATCTTGGTCTTCTGAATCGGCGTATGCCTCAGTGATAATATCTTTAACTGTATTAATCTTATCTTGAAGAACGCCATTGTGCTTCTGTGCTTGACGGGCATTGTGTAGGTCCCATTCAATTGATGTAACCTTATCGGTTGCATATTCAGGGTCAGAATAACCACGGATTACTTTGTAGGTAACCAACAGGTTTGGGTTATATGTATCGGGAATTGTTACTGCAGGTGTTGTTGTCTCTTCCATTTTTTCCTCTTTCGTTTGGTTTGTTGATGAGAGTATTGTAGCAGAGATGTATGACATTTCTCTACCACAAGGGCATGTGTGTTTAATCACACCATTAGGGAAATCGAATCCTGAAACACAGGTTACTTCGATTAATGTGTCGCATTCATCTGGGTCGCAGACGAATGTATATTTAGTTCCGTTGGTTGTCATCATGTGAGTATTATAGCGGACCCCACTGACATTTACAAGGATTTCCAGGGCTTTTTTTATGATCCCCGTATGATTAAAATCACACCCGCAATACTGCGGGCATTGTCGACAAATCTATTTGGCGACCCCTACGGGACTTGAACCCGTGACCTCTACCGTGACAGGGTAGCGCTCTAACCAACTGAGCTAAGAGATCTTGCAGGCAGTTTTAAATCTTGCCTAGGATTTTTATTATTTAGAAAGTTGCAACCATTCGATACAACTTATTTTTTTCTGCGGTAAGAATTGGGTCAAAGCCTGATGCACCCGCCATAAGTGTTTCAGAATTGCCACGACCTGAACGGAAATAGTCAAGGCGCTCAGTTAGTGCATTGAACGCACCCCACTTTGTTCCCTTGATTGTAGCGTTAGTTGGTGAGTTATGATAAAGGTCATCAAGTAGAACAACCTTGTTCTCCCACTTAGTTAGCGCAACTTTTGCTGCATCTTTATCTGGCTTAGGATAAATTGTCTGAATCAACTTAGAGAATTCAGCATCGGTGATTGCTTGTGAGTAAAGTGCTTTTGCTTGAACTTCGAATTCATCAAAGTATCCAAGAGCAAGCCCAAGAGTTTCACGAGCAACTTGAATGCGACCTTCAACAGATTGCGTGTGGCGAATCTTGAAAGATTGCTTAGCATTCTTCATTGCAAGGTTTAGCGTGTTTTGGCATACAACACGAACAGGAGTAACGGCTGCTTGAACAGCAACAGAACCATCGTGTGATGTCCATACGATAAGATAAAGTTTAGTTTCATCATTAGCGCCTTGTGGGTCAAGAACCATTGTGCGTGGAATATCTACAGTTCCAAAAACAACTTTACCCTTTTTTAGTGAGCCAGCAGATTCCCAACGGCAATCAGCATTGGCATCGTGAATTGCATCAGCGAATGCAAATAGTTCTTCATTCTGCACAGGCTTGTAACGCTTGCCAACAGTTGCGAGAACATCTACACCCTTATTGAATGGGTTATCACGAATGACAAGAGATGCCTGAGATACATCATTCCAAGATTCTGAAATGTGGTCGGTCAATGGAGATAAGCGAACATTCCAATTAGAAAGTTTTGCTTCATCTAGCATTGTTTGAGTTGTAACTTCCTCATCTTTTGCAAAGATGCGGTTTGCAAGGTTGTGCCAAGCAGGTGCGCCACGGAGAGCGAAAGCAACTTCGCCATTTTCCATTTCGAGATTGTGAGCCATATATTTTTTACCTTTCGTTTGTTGTTAGGTTTATTATAACAGGTGGGTCTGACATTATCAATGGTTAGTTACAATATGTCCGAATTGATCCGTGTGAGTAATCTCACAAATTTTCAGGGTTTTTCCACAGGTAGCCGTAAGGCTGTGGATAACCCCGCACCTTTGCGGGCATTGTCGACATTAGCAAAGCTGCGGCGGGACCGATCAAGATCCCGCCACTACTTTAAATTGCTTTGAACTTATTAGTTATACTTTCATCAAGGAACATTGCTGTAACCTTTTTCTTTTTTACATTGTCATACACGTAAGCATTTACTCTTCCGTGGAACTTACGCAAATTAGAAAAAACTAATTCAGTTAGATAATCTCTATCTACACCTTGCTCTGAATAAATTGTTACATCATTTGCTTTGTTTGCGTCATAGATTTCTACACGATAACGATTTTTCATTTTATTCTTTCTTTAGTAGGAATAAGAATTATAACATTGGGGGCTAGATTTTGTCTAGCCCCCATTAGATTATGCGCCGATTTTTACCATAGCCCAGCGCAGACCATTTTCTGTATTCAGCCCTAGTTTAGTTAGTGTTGGGCGAATAGAAACGATTTCTGTGATAGTGCCAGTAATTCCTGATTTGCCAGTTGTGAATACATCTCCCTTGCGGTAGAAGCGACCCTTAGCGGTATCTAGAATTGGTGACATTTTATTTCCTTTCGGTAGTTGGTTGGTTGAGCAGTTTTGCGACTTACTCAGGTCGTTTGGGTTCAGGTGTCTAGACTTTGTGTGCTAACCCCCCAAAACCTATTTAGAGATACTTAGCAATCTGCTTCATAGTAGAAGCATTTACTGTTTCCTCATCTGTCATCTTGAGAATTGTTAGGGCATTTGTGATGTCCTCTTTCATCTCACGATACTGGTGCTGATGGATAACCTCAAAATCCTTTTCAGGCTCTTTAGGGAAATCGCTTTCCTTTGTGATGATGTCAAAATCAACATTGAGAGAGTTGTTCCAAGAGCGATAGTTCGTGCGAAGGTTCTCAGCCTTTGAGAAGTTAGCGATAGCCCACTTGCCAATTTCCTTGCGCCACGCTTCTTGCGCCTTGCCGAACTTTGCTTCCTTTGTTGCCTGTGTGTTGTAATCATTTTCTAGTTTAGCAAGAGTTGCCTCTAGTGCCTTGATTACTTTGGTCGTTGCGACCTTTACTGTGATTTGTCTGCTCATTTTATTACCTTTCGTTGGTTGGTTGTTGGTATGAGTATTATAGCAGGGGGGTCTGACAACCCCCCTGCCGTTTTATTACGCTAGGCTATCGGCAAGAACTGTTGTCCAGCGTTCTCCGTTGTCTGTTTCCAGACGAACTCGCACCGAGCCAGATGCGTTAGGAATAATCTCTTTGATTACTCCTGTTTCCTTAGACTTCAGGGTAGTGAATAAATCACCGACCTGATAGACTTTGTTATCTATTGTCATTTTGCTTCCTTTCTTGTTAGGGTCTTATTATAGCAAAGGGGTCTGACATTTTCTACCCCAATCTTATTATTTGAGATGATAAGCGTGTGAGTAATCTCACACGCCTATCTTGATCTCTAGTCCTCGTATTGAGGTAGCCACGCTTCTAAGTGGTGAGCATCTACTATGGCAGACGCAGGGCAGGAAGTCTGACCTCGCCAAGTGATACCTTCAGGAAGATTAATCTCTCGACTATACTCCTCATCATAGAACGCATCAATAGCATCTATGCAAGGTTGCACCATTGATACGGGAACGGGTGGGTAGTGATTACCCTGCAAGTGAATTGCTAATCCCGCTTCTAGTCCTAATTCTTCTTCTAGTGCTAACGCAGTTGTGTATCCCATTATTAGTTTCCTTCCGCAATAGTTACTTCAGCCCAAGTGTTATTTTCATTAGCAAGTGGTAATACATTAGACATACCAAGTGCGTGTAGTGTTGCTTCCTTGCACATTTGCTGAATTGATTTCTCATCAAGAGCAATTAGCGCAGGCAATAAGTTTGCAGGGATTTTATCCAAGTCAATAATTGCCTCGAATACTACTGTGTGTGGAACTTTCATTAGATTTGACATTTGTTACCTTTCGTTGTTGGAATAAGAGTATTTTACCATTAGCCACTGACATTACCTAATCCATCCTCGGCGTGTCGCAGCTTTTGTGATAATACTCACATTTTCAGGGCATTGTGGATAACTGCCGTAAGCCTGTGGATAACCCCGCACCTTTGCGGGCCAGCTTGATCTTGTCAAGCCGACACGCCGCTACATGCTTTTAAATATCATCCAAATTATTATAGGGACGGGCAAAAAAAGTACAGTCATTAATCCGCCACCTAGCATGGCACCTAATAGATCCGCCATTATTTTTTACTCGCAGAAAATCTAATATCCGCTTTACCATAAACACACAAGCCACACGATACACACGCAGAACCTGCATTGCTAATTAGTGGAATTGATTTCATATTTTCAGGACACTTAGCGCCAGGCTTGCCCGTCAATTCTTTCATTGTGCTTTCGGTTAAGGCGAATGTCTTCCCTAAGTATGCAAGGCGAATTCCTTCATTTACTTTTAGTTCGTGGCCGATTTCTTTATTCTCATCGTCGGTAGAATAGTAAAGAGATAGATTAGAAACATCCTTAAGAATAAGCGCTGCAGACTTTACACGTGTATAAACCCAGAATTGAACATCGGTGTGCTCATTGATTACATTCTTCCAGGCATAAGTATAGAAATCATTAAAGAAATCTCCGTCCCAGTGGATACGGAATAACATAGGGGCGTCTTTCTTTACACAATCGGCTTTAAAGTCAATAATCATTTCATTAAGCAATTGATACATGGTCTCCATGTCTGCATTGCGTAACAATTCCCAATTGTGAAGAAGATTAGTTTTTACTCCCTTGAAGAGTTTTTCCAATTTGCCTGCATAGCAAACAGTCTCGCAGATAGACGTAGCGCCAGGACATGAAAAATCTTTTCCTGCGGGTAATCCGAACGTGTTAGCAATTGCGGCCTGCTTTCCATTTTTTGTGACAAGGTTAGCCACCTTTCTATCATTAGAACGTTTTAGTTTCATAGGGGTAATTATATCTTGGACCTCTGACATATTAGTAATCCTCATCCATTCCGTGGCCAGCAGACGCAAGAGCGTCGGAATCAGCCCAGCCAGTTAGTTCATAGAATTCCATTTCTTCAGCGTCATAGCATTCAGCGCAGGTATAGTCATCACCATAGATTTCATATTCTTCAATTGAATCGAAAGTTTCTTGAGCACCACAAATTTCATAGTTCAAGCAAGCGACAGTAAATAGTTCCATTACGGACCTCTTTCGTTAGTAGATATTGGAATTATAGCAGGTTAGACTGACATTTACTAATCGACACGCAAATTTTCAGGGTGTTTTAGATCACACCCTTAACGACACGCCCGACCCCGTAGCTTTGTGGGCGCCGCATATTTATGCATTACTCTGAATATTTATTTTTATGTTTTATTTTGCGTGTGTATTTTTTTTTATTGCGAACAGGTTGCGCCGCATTACTGCGACGCAATTCCTGAATGCGTTTTACTTTATCTTGAAGTGAAGTTAGGAACATTATACCCACTCGCTTCGTGAAATCGTGTTACATCAAATCGCTCATTATCTTTTGCGAACATCTCCGCAAAGTCGTGAACAGTTTTAGAAAAAACAGCGGGGTGAACTTTATTGCTGAGATACTTTAGAATTTCAGCCGTTGCAATATAATCTTTTCGTGTCATCATTTTACTGCCACCATTCCACTACGATAGAAAACTTTTGTATAGCATTTGCCAGTTGGCGTGTATAGATTTACAGTTGAGTATTCGTTAGCCATTCCCCAGTCGGTGAATAAGAAAAAGTTTTCCCACGCACCATATTCATTTTCATATTCGGCAGACCAGTGGGGAGCGTTGCTATCATAGGCGCAAGTTATTTTATACATTAGTTATTTATCCAATCTAGTGTTAGTTCATCAGAAATTTCATCAACGCAAGAGCAAGGCTCTACGTCATAATTATTTTCAGTTCCCCAGAATAAAAATCCTGCGCCACCGCATTCATCGCAATTCGCTGCGATTATTTCTATGTATTCTTTCATTTTAGCCATTTAGGTTTTCCCTTTCGTTTGTTTTGGTAATTGTAGCAGATAGCACTGACAAGGCTTCTGCCTTGCTTGCCTCACGTTGTGCGATCACGTGTTTTTTGAATTCTTCTAAGTTCATTCGAACGCCCCCTCTTCTAGTAGACCTAATTCGATGTTGAATAATTCATCTGGAGTTGCTTCGGATAAATCTACCCAGCCCGCACCCTCTTCATTCATTCTAAAAATTTCAATGTATCCCATTTATAGTTTTCCTTTCGTTGAAAAAATTGGTGAGAGTTCTTACTTACGACATTGGGCGAGAACACTCTCTAAACTGCCCCTGTTTCGATTTTATTTTATGGAGTTTTTACTGCGACTGTTCGGAATTTTGTTCCGTATCCGCTATTCGGTGAAATTTCCACCAAGTAAGTTTCGCACCCGTCATACCATACGGCTTTTGGGTGAACCTCTGCAGAAATAATTTCACCCTGCAAAGTGTTTGAGTAGTAGTTTGTTCCCACTAGTAGGGACTGGACTGAGTAGACGTTCGCTGACATCTGCCACCTCTTTCGTTGTTGTTATAGATGACATTATACACGAACGGACTGACATTTTCCAATTTGGCAAGGGTTTGTCTCAATATGTGGAGCGTGGGGAATGTGATAAGCATCACACGGCCAATGTGATAAACGTCACACCAAATGTCCGATTTGTCTGTCAAATCGACACGCCGTAATTTTCAGGGTTTTTTATAACATTTCCGTAACGACACGCCCGACGCCGCACCCTTGTGGGCGCATCAGCTTTTGTCAAGCTGACACGCCGTGTTTATTTAATTTTTTCTAAAAGTTTTTCTAATTCTTTTAGTTGCTCTAAATTTAGATGATCCAAATTTATTGCGTCAGCAAATCCAAAAATATCTTTTTCCATTAGTAACACTCCCCGCAAATTGGATAATAATATTCACCATCATCGGTAACAAATTGTGTAGTTTCTTTTTTACAAGAATCGCATTTATTCATTATTTATTTTCTCCTTTATAAAGAAAATCCCACGCCTTACGGCAAATTAAAATTGAGTTGCAATTATCGCAACAAATAGCACCATTAGGATTAAAGTTGATATCATATGCATCGACATATGAAACGGATTTTCCGCAAATAGAGCGGAGAGGATAAAGAGTAGTCATTAGTTAGACCTACTTTCTTAAAGGCAATTTATGCAATTGCATTTAGTAGAACGGATAAGAAACGCAAGCAATTCCTTGCGTGTGTAAGAATCTAAACCATAAGAGGATTTTACTCCGCCATTATGGTAATCGTGAACGATTGTAGAGAATAGAGTTTCATTTAGTGTAGTCATTTAAGACCACCTTTCTTTTAACGATTAAAACCTTATTTAATCTTGATACTAGTATCCTATCATAGACCACTGACATTTTGACCCCTTTTTCGGGCGTGTCGGAAAACTATTTTTGTGATTTAGGTCATGTGGATAACTTACGCTCAAATTTCCAGGGTTTTCCACACCTGTGCATAAACCTGTGGATAACTGCCCACAAAAGATGGGGGCAGCTGCCGACTTTGTCAAGCCGACACGCCGCTTTTATTTATTCATTTTCTAATTCTGCTAAATAATCTTGGTGCTCTACTAATCCGATTGCAAACGCAACGGGATCGCAACACTCTAGAATTTCGGCGGGTGTAAAAGTTGAGTAACCAATCTTTACAGTTGGATAAATGTCATTTAGTAAATCTATAAAACTTTCTTTGATTTCTAAATCTTTTTCTAATTGTGATTTACTCATTTAGTCCCCCATTTTTTAGGTCTTTGATTACGGCGATTAGTAGCGGAATAGTTACTCCCGCTAGTAGTAATTGAACGGCGGTAGTTAGTAGGCGATTAGTAGTCATTACTTATTCTTCTTTCTCTTATAAATCTTATAGGCGATTACTAAAGCGGTAGTGATTAGGATAGTGTGCCAAGGTAAGTAGATAGACCCTAAGAAACTATCAAACTCAAATCCGTATTCGCTTGTTATGTATAACTCAAATCCGTTTATAGTCATTAGTCATTCCAATCTAGTGTAAGTGCCTTGTGTAATTCATCTTCATCAAAGTCATCAGCATCAAGGTCTATTGCGCCTTCTGCTAATGCCTTGTTATACATTTCTTCTTCATCAAGATAGACATAAGCGTCTGCTACATCTGCTTGGATAGTATCCCATTTAGTCATCATTACTTTACCTCTACCTCTCTAATGTTATAAGTGAAACCCTTACCGAGTTTATTTAGTTCAGCGATTACCGCTAAGATTTCTTCGGGCTTATTAGCCTTTTGATTAACGGCTAATAGTTGAGAGCCTTGCCATAGTGTATAAGTGATAGTCATTATCTGTTCTTCTTTCGTTAGTAGTTATAGTAGGAATTGTAGCGCATAGCGCCGACATTGTATAGCGACACGCCGTTAGGCGTTAGTGTGATTATGGTCACACACGGACTCGATTTCGTGTCCGAACTCCTCTACGAGTTCCTCGTAGATTTCGTCCATATAATCAAGATAATCGTTCATTAGATTACTCCCAACTTCTAGTAGTAGCAATTACTACACGCTTGCTAGGCTTGTAGTTAGGTAACTCGGTTAGAGTTACTGTATCTATAACTCTAGTCTGTGAGACTAGGTCTAGATACTCGTTAGCGTATTCCTCGCTAGGAACTAGGAGGGTAGTAGAGCCTAAGCCTACTGTGTATTTTAGTGAAAACATTTTGTTTTCCTTTCTTTATCAAGAACCTTTCTTGATTTTCTTTATACTATAATCCTAGCAGGGGGGACTGACATTTAGGGGGGTTACTCGCTAGTATTCGCAAACTATTTTTGTGAGTTACACCACACTCACGCTCAAGATTATAGGGTTATGGGCGCACTATCGGACAAATCGGACATTAAAAATAGTGTGTATCATACATATTAAAAATATATTAACATTTTCTCAAATTTCAAAACGGGGGCGGGAAATAAATATTCTCTGGATCCTTGACTTACGAAAATCCCAAATGCTATACTGTAAACCTTGGACAGTTTTCGGAGATAATATCAAGGGGTTAAACTCCAAGTGCGATGATGACGGAAGTTGTATTATACAATTACTTTCAGATAATAGCTAGGCCTACTATAGGTTCAACCGATGAATGGCGGATTTATACTCTGATCATTTCGGGGTTCTCTTTTAGAAATCATAAAAGGGGTATAGGGGTTGTATGCTCAAATTCTGGAAGTTATCATTAAAAAGATAAAAACAAATATAGAAGCTATACTTCTAAAAAAATATTTTACTAACATTTAGTAGAATCTATAAAGTAGTCGACTAGGATTAATATGACATTCAATGTATATCAATACGATGTAAAAGTAAGAGTAGCAGTAATTGCGGGATCAGAAGAAGAAGCAACAGCAAAGTTGGATCAGGGACAAGTTCAACAGATCTCAATGGAGAGAGAACTTTTTAGCACAACTGAAGTAATTTAATAAACATAATGTAATATAATAGGGGTATGTCTCCAGAGAAGATATCGATCAAGAAACAAAAAGAATTCCTGGCGCAGTATTTAAAAGATCTTAAAGAAAAGAATCCTTGTATGGATTGTAAGATTTCATATCCCTATTATATGATGGACTTTGATCATGTCCGTGGGCGAAAGCATTCAAATGTGGCGGAACTAATTAATACGTTATCTAAGAAACGTCTGGATGAAGAAATAGCCAAATGCGAAATAGTTTGCTCAAATTGTCATAGAGTAAGAACTCATATGAGAAAGCACGGAAAGAAGGCATCATGAACTTTTGTACATATTGCGACAAGATCTCATATACATCTAAGTTAACTCTAGAAGGTAAGATGATATATTACTGTTCAGATCATGCATTAAATATTACAGTTGACTAGGATTATGGTATAATATATTTATGAATAGATGTTCTGCACACACATGCCCATTGCCATCATTTGTATTTAGAAAAGATGATCCATCTATTGGATACTGCATGGCACATGGCATGGAATATGCGTATATTATGAAAAATAAAGAAAATGCATGACCACGAGAATATAGTATTAGCCACAGGTTCAGGAATAACTGAAATGCAAGTAATGTGGATACTTATGGGTCTCATGGCAGCTCACCATATTTGGATGTGGTGGAAGATGAAAAAGAAAGACTGTAACTGTAAATGAATTGGTTACAGGCAACAATTATATTTGGGCCAGTAGTGGTTCTTTTAATTGCATATATGACAGGAAACATATGAAAAAGATCTTTGCTTTAATTACTCTAACTGCGACAGCAGTCTTCTCAGGTCTTGCTATGTCTAGATTCTTAAATTGGGCGGGAAAGCAAGAAGACTTCTTTGATTTTGACCTAAATGAAGATATAGACAATGAACAGTTCTAAATCATTCCTATGGTCATTACTAATCATCCTTGGTGCATACTACTCATTGGTGTATATAGCTAAATAAACGTATGTTATATCTATAGGGTAAAGTCCCTAATCTTTTTTCTCCCGCCCTTTTAAGGGTTCAAGTATCGGAGATACCAAATATGACCCGTTAGGGCTGGAAAACCCCCGTAGAGGGCGTATGAGGGCTATTTTTTAAAGATGCTCCAGATCTTAAACTTGATCTTTTGAATAATATTATCTATTTTCTGCTCGACGCTAATATCCTTCTTATTAAAACTCTTAGGACTATTCCATAAATTAGAAAAATGTCTAGGCATAATATAATTATACTCTATATTTAAATATGGTGTTCTTATTTTCGGCGCACTTTTTTTCGCACTATATGCACTATATGTCCTAATTGTCTATATAAGAAAAAATCCCAATCAGAGGCGGATCCGATTGGGACTTTCTAGTGTATTGCTACACATTATATAGGGAGACATTGCTGCCGTCACCTACACATCTTAATTGTAATATGGAATATTTTATATGTCAAGCATTCTAGTTGACAGGATTTTCAGACGGGGTAAATGATGGCTCAGGTCCAAGTAGATATCCTTGCTCATGATAATCAATCATCTTAGCCGTCTTTTCAGGATCTACTCCATTTGCCATAATTGTTAGCATATCGTAAATACGGTGAAGCATTATATAATTCACCATAGGTAGGTTGTCTTCTAGATTTCTAGATGGTTCTTTTTCTTCCATTATGGTCTCCCCATATCGTTCCAAAATATTTCTCTTCCCATAGAGTCTTTCTCTAATAGGACACTTGATTCAAATTCATATGAAGAAAAGGTCTCTTCTTCCGCCGACGCACTTTTTGTTTTAATTTGCAGTCCTTGACCACAATTGCAATTACTACATCCATGTTCAGACATTGTTGACTTCTTTCACTAATTTCTCGTATACCTCTAGGCCTATGTAGTTCTTGTAATCACAGGAGAGGCAGTATAAATAAATGTTATCTTCTAAATCTAAGTTACATAGAAGAGAGCCCTGATCCATGGGACATTCAAGTCTAGGAACAAGGCCCTCTTCTGATAAGGCTATGTACTTAGATACATATTGTATCTGCATTTGACCTACTTTTTCTGATCAATCGGGAATTGCAATAGCCATTCCTTAGCTTTTGGGGTCATACCCTTCCAAGCCGACCAATCTATACCGCCATTGGTCATATAATACGTTATCTCTGCGTTTGTTACTGGGTCGAATAACTCTCTGTTACTCTCTAGTTTGAATTTCTCAAGTCTTTCAGGACCAAGATTTCCAATCATGTTTATCTGGAATATTCCGTAAGAACTATCTCCAGTACTTCTGTCCCCGTTATATGCAAGCGGTCTTCCATTAGATTCTCGCTTTGCTATGGACCAGGCTTTCTTAAGGCCTACTCCTTCGAATCCTACAGTCTTGAGTAGTAATACTAGCTCTTCGTCTGTAAGCATCTCAGATGGCTTGTAAATTGCTTTACTAAACTTATCCAAGACTTCTTGCTTTAGTTGGGCTTCAGTTTTCACTAAAGGTTTTACTACTAAGGCTTGTGTAGGCTGGACTGGAAACATAAATAATGTTATCATTACTATTGTAACCAGATTATGAGCCAAATCACTAACCTGTTGTTTTATTTTCTCCATTGGCATTTCCTCCTCTAGAGATAACGAACTACAATCATAACATTGATAGGATAAGCCTGTCAAGCCAGTCAACTAGAAAGAAAACATGGATATATCTTATTATACTATTCAAGCGGGGCTAGATCCTGCTGTTGGCTTTGGCTATGCAGGAAAAAATATTGTTAATTCTTTAAATAATTTAGGACATGCTGTATCTTTTGCTAACCCTAAATCTACTGTTCAATTAAACTTTACTCAACCTCACCACTATAAGCTACATAGAAATCAATATCAGATTGGATACACTCCGTGGGAATCAACTTCCATGAGACCCGACTGGGTTGAAAGATTTAATTTTTGTGATGAAGTCTGGGCGACATCAGATTGGTGTGCACAAGTATTTAAAGACAACGGTGTTACAAAGCCAATATATGTTTACCCACATGGTATAGAAAAAATTTGGAAGCCAAAGCGCAGAGTTTTAAAAGAAGGGCAACCTCTTAAGTTTTTACACATAGGAGAACCATCTCCAAGAAAAGACGGACAACTAGCAGTAGATACTTTTATTAATCTATTCGGCGGAAATCCAAACTATCATTTAACAATTAAAGCTCATAAGTTTAATACTACTAGGGTATACGATAATCATAATCAGTTTATGAGTCCAGAAATGGCACATAGCAATATATCTTTAATTACAGAAGAGTTATCAGAAACAGATCTTGTTTCTTTGTATCATAGCCATCATGTTTTGTTATACCCTACTTGGGGAGAAGGTTTTGGTTTCATCCCGCTTCAAGGTTTAGCAACAGGTATGCCAATCATATCGACATATGATTGGTCTCACTATGTGGACTATATGGGACCACTCAAATTAAAATCTAAACTTACAGATGAGACTTTGCCTAAATCTGTAGGAGATGAGTACATTGGAAAAATGTTTAAACCAGATGCAAAACATTTAGAACAGTTAATGCGTGATGTATCTATTGACTATAAAGGCTATTCGGGATATTATTTTGCTCAAGCAGATAAAATACATGAAGATTATAATTGGGATCAGTTGACTAAGAAAGCCTTTCAACATTTAGTAGAAAAATTTTCTTAGGACTTCCCCTTTTAACTGTTCTTTGGTAGAATAGGATCTTCACACTAAATTTAAATTAACCGCCAGGCGGAGAAAAAGGTATTATAAAATGTCTAAGACTATTGCAAACCCATACGAAAATTTCATTGCGTTATCAAGATATGCAAGATGGATATCAGAAGATAATCGTCGTGAGACTTGGGGTGAAACAGTAGATAGATATTTTAACTTCATGCTTGGCCATCTAGAAAAGAACCATAATTATATTCCAAATGAGAAGCTTGTTGCGGAATTAAAAGAGTTCGTCTTTGAACGAAATGTTATGCCATCAATGCGTTCTGTTATGACTTCAGGAGCAGCATTAGAAAGAGATAATGTAGCTGGATATAACTGTGCTTTCTTACCAGTTGATTCACCACGTTCATTTGATGAGACTATGTATATCCTTATGTGCGGTACAGGTGTAGGATTCTCTGTTGAGTATAAGTACATCAATAAGCTTCCTGCCGTCCCAGAAACTTTAGAGAAGTCAACTACAGTTATTACAGTAGAAGACTCAAAGCAGGGCTGGGCTAAAGCATACCGTGAGTTGCTAGCACTACTTTGGTCTGGACAGATTCCAGCAATTGATGTTTCTAAGGTAAGACCAGCAGGAGCAAGACTTAAGACAATGGGTGGAAGATCTTCAGGCCCACAGCCACTTATTAACTTGTTTGATTTTACAATTGCAAAGTTTAAGAATGCTACAGGAAGAAACCTAAAGCCAATCGAATGCCACGACATTATGTGCAAGATTGGTGAAGTAGTTGTTGTAGGAGGAGTTCGTCGCTCAGCAATGATTTCTCTTTCTAATATTAATGATATTGAAATGGCGCAGGCAAAGTCAGGTAACTGGTGGGAAGCAAGCCCACAACGTGCCCTGTCTAATAACTCTGTTGCGTATTCACGCAAGCCAGAGATGGAGCAATTTATTGCAGAATGGAAATCTCTATATGATTCAAAATCAGGAGAACGAGGCATATACAATGTGGCCGCAGCTCAAGCCCAAGCAGCCAAGTATGGAAGAAGAGATCCAGATATACACTATGGAACTAACCCGTGTTCAGAGATTATTCTACGTCCTTACCAGTTTTGTAATCTTTCAGAAGTCGTACTACGTGAAAATGATACAAAGAAAGATATTGAACGTAAAGTAGAACTAGCAACTATTCTTGGAACCTGGCAGTCCACTCTTACAGACTTTAAGTATCTACGTAAGATTTGGAAAGATAACACAGAAGAGGAACGCTTACTAGGAGTTTCTTTGACTGGACAGTTTGGGCATAAGTTTATGTCAGGCAAACAAGATTTGGTTGCACTAGAGTCATTCTTGATGACCCTTAGAGAAGCAGCAAGAGCAAAGAATAAAGAAGAGGCTGGGAAAATTGGGATTCCTGAGTCTGCCGCTATTACTTGTGTAAAGCCTTCTGGAACAGTGTCTCAATTGGTCGGGGTATCTTCAGGAATGCATGCTTGGCATTCTCCATACTATATTAGAACTGTTCGTGGTTCAAAGGGAGATCCAATTTCTACCTTCCTTAAAGAGGTGGGGATTCCAGTAGAAGATGATGTAATGAAGCCAAACGATACATACGTATTTTCATTCCCAGTAAAGGCACCAGAGGGTGCAATTGTCAGAAATGATCTAACAGCTATTGAGCACCTTAACATTTGGTTGGTTTACCAACGTGCATGGTGTGAGCATAAGCCATCAATTACAGTTTCTGTAAAAGAAGATGAGTGGATGGAAGTAGGAGCATGGGTATATAAGCATTTTGACGAAGTGTCTGGAATTTCATTCCTTCCACACTCAGATCACTCATACAAGCAGGCTCCATATCAAGAAGTAGATAAGGCTGAATACGATGCACTTGTTGCAAAGATGCCTAAAGATATTCGCTGGGAAGATTTATCTTTTTATGAGACAGAGGATGGCACATCTACTAATGCCACCCTTGCCTGCAGCTCAGATGGAAATTGTGAGCTTGTAGACATATCTGCTTAATGTGGTAGAATTATAGTATTGGGGATATTCCCCAAAATTCTGGGCACCCCGCCCAAAATGGAGATGATAATATGGCTAAATTCGATAAAGCGGATTTAAACAAAGATGGAAAGGTAACAATGACAGAACAAATTTTAGCAGCGCTTGGAACATATGCTCGTGCATTTCTTTCAGCAGCAATTGCTCTATATATGACTGGAAATACAAATCCAAGAGACCTTCTTCTAGGTGGCGTAGCAGCTGTTGCACCAGTAATCCTTAAGGCTCTAAGCCCAAGTAACAAGGAATTCGGATTCGTAGCAAAGTAAAAATTTAATATCGAATTAGGGACTCTCCTGTGCTAAAATAAGTACAGGAGTTTTCCTATTTTAGGAGATGTTATGTCAGCAGTTAAAAATTTTGAAGTAGACCAAAATGCAACATTTTCTTTTGTTGTAGAATATAGAGACAACCAAGACTTACCGATAAGTCTAGTCGGTGCTTCTGCAAAACTTCAGGTTAGAGACACAAAAGGCGGATCAAAGTTAGCGTTTACATTAACTACCCCTAATCTATCAAATGGAATTTCAATAGATCCGACTGCTGGAAAACTAACAATTAAAATGACACCAGCACAGACAAATAAACTATTCTATCCAAAATCAGCCTATGATCTTATGGTGACAGATAGCAACGGAAATAAAATAAAATTACTTGAAGGCTTTTTAGCACTAAGTAGGTCGGTGACAGTATGACAGTAGAAAAAGTAATAGTAACAGAAGTCGTAAATGATGTAGTTATTTCCAGTCCTGGCCCTCAAGGACCAAGAGGAAAAACAATATTAAATGGCCTAGGTGCCCCATCAGAAACACTAGGTCTTGAAGGCGATTTTTATTACGACAAAAACACAACAAGATTTTATGGTCCAAAGCCCTCAGACTTTACATGGGTCGGAGCAGCAAACTACCTCCTAACAGCTGGAACATTGACTTACCCTTGGTTGATCAATCAAGTAACAGGTCCAGTAAATGGAATATATAGCCTTCAGATAACACATAATTTGGGATACAATCCAAATGTGACTATCAAAAATTCTGCAGGCGACATATTAGAAACGGGAATAGACTATAATAGTATTAACCAGATTACACTGACAATGGCACAACCATTTTCAGGGACAGCGTACCTGTCCTAAAGGAGAATAAAAAATGGCAAGATTATTTGTAACCAACATTGACCTCAACAAGAATGAGCTGCTCAATGCAAGAATTCAGAATTTAAGTTCAGCACCATCCAATCCAGTAGCGGGTCAGATTTATTATGACTCAAGCAATAATACAATGTACTACTACAATGGACTTGCCTCTCCAAATGGTCCATGGATGCCAATGTCTGGTTCTACAGAGGTTATTCAAGATGTAATTGGTTCAGCAATCGTTGGCGGAGTTGGTCTAACATCAACATACAACGATGCAGCAGGCACAACAACAATAGACTTAGATAACACTACAGTAACTGCTGGCTCATACGGTTCAACAACAAAGATCCCAACATTTACCGTAGATGCACAAGGTCGTTTAACCGCAGCAAGCGAAGCAGACGTAGCAACAAACCTTTCAATAGCAGGAGACACTGGAACAGATACAGTTAATCTATTAACTGACACATTAACTGTTGCTGGCGGAGAAGGAATTGACGTAGCTGTAACAAATAATACAGTTACAGTATCAGCAGAAGATGCAACTTCAACTAATAAAGGCGTTGCAAGCTTTGACGCAACAGATTTTACAGTAACATCAGGAGCAGTAACATTAAACGCTGAGCGTGTTCAAGATATTGTTGCTGGACAAATCAATGCAGGCGAAGGTATAGATGTAACATATGATGATGTAGCAAACATACTAACAGTAGATGCAGAAATTGCAACAACTACAAACCGTGGTGTTGCTTCTTTTGCTACAACAGATTTTACCGTAACAGACGGTGCAGTAAGTGTTAAGAATGTAAACCTTGGAAGCCAAACAACTGGTGATTATGTTGCAAACATTACAGGAACAGCTAATGAAGTAACAGTAAGCCCTACAGCAGGAGAAGGCACAACAGTAACAATTGGTCTTCCAGATGATGTAAGCATTACAAATAATTTAACAGTAGGCGGAAACCTAAACGTAGCTGGAACAATAAACTCAGTAAATACTACACAGGTAAATATTGTTGATAATAAGATTAATCTTAATACCGACTATACTGGAACACCAACAGCAGATGCTGGAATTCGTGTAGAGCGTGGCGATGGCGCAGATGTTGAAGTTCTATGGAATGAGACAAGCGATAACTGGACACTTACAAATAATGGAACAAACTATCATGCAATTGCAAGAAAGTACGCAGAAAATCTTGCTAACCCTTCAGATTTAACAGCGCTTGTTGTAACACACAATTTGGGATCAGATGATGTTACTGTTCAAGTTTTTGAAACAGCAGGGCTAAAAGCTTTAGTTGAAACAGATGTAGAGCGTACATCAGCAAACACAATTACACTAAGATTTGCAACAGCGCCTGCAAGTGGAGCCTACAGAGTCGTAATTACTGGATAAGGGAGTTTTAAATGTCAGTTCAAAGATTAGTTCCCTTACACGCAGTAGCACTAGCAACAGATCCAGCAAACCCACGCATAGGTGATATTTATTTTAATACTGCTGAATCTTCTTTAAAATATTATGATGGTTCGTCTTGGAGCCCAGTTGGCGGTGCCATAACAGGCCTACTAGATCATATTCATACATATGATGGAGCAGTTTATTCTGTAGAATCAGTTGAAGTTCCAAGTCCAGGAGTAGTTGATGGCGGTGCTGCATAATGCCATCAGTAACGATAAAAATTAGAAGAGGTACTTCATCTCAATGGTCTTCTTCCACAAGACCTTTAGCAGCTGGAGAACTAGGTCTAGATACAACGCTAAATAAAATAAAAGCTGGAAATGGAACAAGTTTATGGCCAGCACTTCCATTTTTAAGCGTTATACCAAGTGAAATTACAGAGCTTGCTCAAGATGCAATAGACTCAGCATTAGTTGCTGGAACAGGTGTATCCAAAACCTATAACGATGTTGCAAATACAATCACTCTTGCAGTTGACAGCACTATTGCAAGCAAATTATATGTTGATGCAGCAATTGATGCATTAGATGATACAGTTTCCACTGGTTATATTCCAATGAGTTTATTGGGAAACCCAGAAGGAGTTGCAGAACTTGATTTAAATGGTTTTGTTCCAGACTCTCAAATCCCAGCAACAATTGCAAGAGACACAGAAATTACTTCTGCAATTTCTACTGAAGTAACAAACAGAAATTTAGCTATTACAGCTGCTATATCAAACCTTATAGATACAGCACCCGATGCATTAAATACTTTAAATGAAATTGCCGCTGCAATTAATGATGATGCTTCATACGCTGCAACTATAACAACAGCACTAGGAACAAAAGCTCCTATTGCTTCACCGACATTTACTGGAACAGTAAGCGGTATTACAAAAACAATGATTGGCTTAGAAAATGTAGACAATACGGCAGACTCTGTTAAGCCAATATCTACTGCTACCCAAACAGCATTAGATAATAAAGTTTCTATTTCACAGCCTTCTGTAGATTATTATATTACTAATTCAGGCTCAGGTGGATACCTTGTAAATGGAGTTTTAAACGATACTATTAGCTTTGCAAAAGGCAAGCGGTACAGAATTGTAGTTAATGCTACAAACCACCCTTTCTGGATTCAAACAGTGCCAGGCGGGTACTCGTTAGCAAATGTTTATTCTGAAGGCATAACAAATGCTGGAGCAGATAATGGTTCTATTATTGTAGAGCTTCCGCAGAATGCCCCAGATAATTTATATTATGCCTGTCAATATCATCCATCTATGTCAGGATCAGTTTCTGTTAGATCTGAAGATTCGATAACAATAAATTCTAAGTCTACCAGTTACACTATTGCGCCAATAGATTCTGGAAGACTTATTGAAATGTCTGCAGGCGGAACTATAACAATAACAGATTCTAACTTGTTTCCCATTGGATACTCTGTAGATATATTACAAACAGGAACCTCTCAGGTTACTATAGCAGGAGATGGATTTACTCCAAATTCTACTCCTGGATTAAAATTACGTGCACAGTGGAGTAGTGCAACTTTAATTAAACGAGCATTAAATTCCTGGGTTGTCCTAGGCGATCTGAGCGTTTAAAATGGCTAGAAGAAGATCTAGCAAAAGAATTTCGATATCGAGAGTCGGTATTAGAAAAGTAAACGTGCCTAACTTATCAGGTTTAAGTAGATCTCAAGCAAAAACAGCCCTAGAATCAGTTGGACTGAGTTGGTCTGAAACTGCCTCTGATATTCAAAATATAAATTTAAATCAGTCAATTGTAGATCAAGAAATTGCAAGCGGAAGTACTGTTAAAATTGGTGAGACTATACCATTTAGATATTACAATTATGTAGAGCCTCCACCACCACCGCCGCCGCCAAGTCCATACCCAAATATAGGTTCTGTTATTGCGTATGGCGCAGGAGCAGGCCAAGCTTGGACTCAAGATCAAGCCTACATAACATGGGGAGGAAGCGGTTGGGGTTCATATACCGTTACAGCTAGCAATGGTTCTTCGAATAATAGTGCATCCTCTGGGGGAGGCCCACCAGTACTACTAAGTGGTTTTTCTGCTGGCACAAATTACTCTGTAACCGTAACACTATATGCAAATGCAAATTATAGTGGATCTTCTGCGTCTTCCAGTACAAGCTTTACTACTGCTGCAGCATCTGTTCCACCACAAGGTCCACCAGCAGGACCACCTGCAGGCCCACCAGCAGGCCCACCAGTAGATTGTGATTATGTAGATGCCCCAACATATTGCACTAACGTAAACGCTCAAGGTTATGGAAACGCATATCAAAGATCTTGGACGGCTGGATGCCCAGACGTATACCTTGGATACAGTTTTTGTGGAATTTCAGCTCCACCAAGTGCACCACCAGCAGATCCACCAGCAGCACCACCAGCAGATCCACCAGCAGCTCCACCAGCAGATCCACCAGCTTTTCCACCAATAGATTTGCCACCACTTGGACCACCTGTTGGAAAATCTGTTTCGGTATCTACTTTAGTTAGAACTCCATCAGGACTTGTTCGTGCTGAAAATTTAAATGTAGGTGACATATTACTTTCTGCAGATCTAGAAGGATTCCCATATAATCCATCTGAAGGTGTTACCGAAGAAGCATTATCATGGACAAGTGATAATCCAAACTTAAATATTGTAAATACAGAAATAGTTGGAATAACTAGGAGAATTGGAGACAAGGCTGTTGTAATTAATGGCGATATCTTCTCACAGTGGCACTGGATCCTTGTAAAAAGAAATGGAATAACTCAATTTATTAGGTCTGAAGAAGTTGTTGAGCAGTTAGATTATGTCTTTGACCTAGATAGTAATAGTTGGGAAATTGTAGACTTATTTGAAGTAATAGAAGTTGCTCATGAAACCATATCAATAGACTGTGAACCTTACGATATGTTCTTTACTGAAAAAATGCTAACACATGATTCCTTCGCAATATAATATTATAAGTCTGAAAAAAATTAATGAAAAGATAGTGCCTGTATTTTCAGCCTGGCCTAAAGAGCTTGCGGGGTGGTGGCTTCAGATAACAGAAGTATCTTTGTTACAAACAAAATGGGTGTGTCAGTTTTATTTTAATAACGATCACGCAGAAGGAGCTGTTATAGTTTCAAGTTGTGTTGTAAAAAATTATCCAGACATGTATCTGCTTGTGGATTATGACGGAACCGTAGACAGAGTTTACATAAATCCAGTTTATAGAAAAAGGGGGCTTTTAGCAGTTAGTGGTCCTATATTAAGAACCCTTATGTACGAGCTTTTTGATATAATAGTAGAGACAACTACAGATAGTAGCCTAAAAACACAAAAGGGAATAATTGGAGCTTATGGATCAGGCGGAGAATATATTCCTTCAAGGAAGCCAGAAGAATTATTGTCTGATATTTCTGTAGATGACATTCTGCCACCAAGAGATCCTGTTTACCCGTTTGTTTGGGTTAAAGAAAGGCCTGGTGGTAAAATTGAGTCGTAACGAAAGATTGCTATACAGATCTAATAAACAAACACTGATACATGTAGGCCACACAGAGGCTGCTGGGGTATATGAAAAGTTTTACTCAGAATTAAACAAGAAAGATCTTGTATATCAATTTCCTGTTGCTGGCATTTTAGGAATGACACAAAAACCACAAGAGGTATTTCCAAATAAAAACAAAAACGTTTTATCTTTTCCAGATATTCAAGTTAATAAGATATTTAAAGATGTTGTAGGGGCAGTAAAAGAATCCTGTAATAAGTTTAACTTAAGCTACGATACCAATAGATATTATCTTTCCTGTGATCTATTAGAATCGCCACCCACTGATTTTTGGCACGATCAGTCTAGCGCAAGCAAGCCAGCTTTGTTTGGAATACTATGCCTAGAAGATTCTGTTTCTAACATAAAGATTAATGAAACCCCTCTTGCTTTAAGCCTAGGAGATATTATAATTTCTGAGGCGGGAAATAAGATTGTTTATCTAGACTATTTTAAATATCTAAGCATACAGGTTCTTCCAGTCTCTGAATTAAAGGGACAGTACTTAGAAAAATGGATACCTCTATGTTAAAAATAAGTCTTTTGGTATAATTAAAGGCATAGGGGATAAAATGTCAGATATAGAAAACACAGATCTTACCAAAAGAGAAGTAAGGCCCTGGGATTTTTTAAATCCAAAAACTGAATACGCCACAGAGGAAGAGGCTGACAGAAGATATGAGATATGCAAGTTTTGTCCAGAACTTATATCCCTCACCAAGCAATGCAAAAAGTGTGGATGCTTAATGCACTTAAAAACAAAGCTTGAGAAGGCTACATGCCCCCTAGGTAAGTGGTAAAACTTAATAAGCTTTAGGGTATAATAAGGAAAGAGGTGCAACCATATGGCAACAAATTTTCCAGCAGACCTAGACGTTCTAGTTAACCCACAGCCGACTGACTCGGTTTTAGCTGTCCCACATGCTAAACAGCATGCAGACGCAAATGATGCTATTGAGGCCCTTGAGACAAAAGTTGGAAAAACCAATGACACAAACCCTAACTCCCTAGACTTTAAAGTTCGAACCCTAGAAACCAACATTCTTGATACCGAAGAGGTAGAGGATCTAGTTGGAGACCTGCTAACCACTGGAACGCATACAAATATAACTGTTGCTTACGACGATGTGGCCAGAAAAATAAACTTAACAGCTACATACGATAATGAAGAAGCAATTGCTGCAATTGCAACGGCAATTGTTGCTACAGGCGGAATAGACAAGGTCTACGATAGCGTAGCAAAAACAATAACCTTATCTGTAAATACAAATACAATAGCAAGCCAAGCATACGTAAATCAAGCAATTTCAAATTTAGTTGATACCTCTCCAGCACTGCTAAATACCCTAAATGAAATAGCGGCAGCAATAAATGACGATCCTAATTTTTCAACAACTATAACAACAGCTATAGCCACAGCTTTAGCCTCATCAAAGTCATATACTGATGCAGCAATTGCTGCCCTTGGAAATACAAGCGATACAAAATATGTTCCTGTATCAGAAGTAGGCCAAGCAGATGGAATTGCACAACTTGATGGACTTGGAAAAGTTCCACTATCTCAATTAGATATAGACGAGAAAATTCAGGATGTAGCCGCAGGCCTTATAACCTCTGGAACTCATACAAATTTAACGGCAACATATGATGATGTCACAGGCAAGATTAACTTTGTAGCAGTAGCTCAATTAACCCAAGAACAAGTTCAAGATGCAATCGGACCATTGTTTACTCATGGAACAAATCCTAATATTTCTGTAACCTACGATGATGAATCTAACAAGATGATTCTAGAAGCCTATATTCCCCCTTCTACTGCAAAGATGTCCTCTAATGCACCCACTTCTCCAATAGATGGTCAATTCTGGTTTGATACGGATGAAGCAAGAAGCGGAACAATAGGTGCTCTAAAGGTATGGAATGCTTTAAACTCGGCTTGGGAAAATGTAACAACAAACCTATCTCAATCTACAACAAATACATGGACATCTAAAAATACTTTTAATAATGGAATTATTATTGGACTTGATGCCGCTCCACTAACTCCAGTACACGGACAAATCTATTACAATAAGCCACTAGACAAACTAAAGGTCTGGGACGGACTACTTTGGCAAGATATTCAAGGCTCAGGCGGAGGCGGTGGACTAACACTAATTCCAACAGATACATCTTTGCCACCAAGCACATTTTTTGTTGGTTTAATTTCACCCCCAGCAGGTGCAACATCAACAGGAGATCTTTGGATAGATGTTGACGATGACGCAGGCTCTACTGAATTTGTATTTGCTGGACCTAATCCTCCAGCTGAAGGAACATATGGGATGGACACGCTGTGGATTGATACAGATGAGCCAGAACTTCCTTTAATTTATTCAGATGAAGAGCCACCTACGTATACTGCAATTGAAGGAGATTTCTGGGTAGATCTTGACGATACAAGTGGTCAATCAATTTTATCTTCAACAACTCCACCTAATCCAGCACAAACAGAATTTTGGCTAGACTTAACAACAGAAGAAGGAGAAATAACTTACTCTGATTTATTTAAAAATAATGCTGCACAAATAACAAATTTTGCTAGCCTGCCAGCAGCATCTTTGCACGGCGGAATGATAGCATACATATCTTCAGAGGCTTCTTTATATGTAGCAGCGGCAGGACAATGGATAAAGATATTCCCAACCTTTGATGCGGAAACGCTGATTTGGGCTGGGGTTTAATAAAAGATATGTTGTATAATAGTGGAGAGGTAATCAAATATGTCATTAAAACGCTATAACGGAACTGAGTGGGTAGTCGTTGCAGGATCACGACCTGGCCCAACGGGAGCTACTGGCCCTCAAGGCCCAGCAGGAACTGCAGCAGCTATATCTGTAGGTACAGTAACATCGGTTGCTTCAGGCCTAAATGCAACAGTTACAAATTCAGGCACAGCAACAAATGCTGTTTTAAACTTTTCAATTCCACGGGGCGCATCAGTTACGGGCCCAGCAGGTGTTCCAGGTACAAGAGGAACAAAGACATATACAGCTCAATCAGTTCCACAAAATGCAGGGCTAACAAATTTAATTGAAGGCGACAACTTTATAAATTTAAATACTGGAGAGTATTATGTTTATAGCGCATCAACAACAACTTGGGTTTTACAAGGTAACGTAAGAGGTCCACAAGGTATTCAGGGTCCAGCAGGAGTCCAGGGACCCGTTGGTCCGACAGGTCCAATTGGAGATGTAGTTGTGGCAGATATTGAAAGAAGAGTTTCAGCCTATGAATTAGATTCATTACTTAATCTAGGTATTTATTATCCAAAATATGCACTAACATCATCTTTGGCACAGATAAATGGTACAATTATGGCAACAAGTTTTATTTTCTAAGGGAGACTAACCAATATGGCAAGAAGAGCAATTAACGATCAAGGGATTATATTTTCCCCCGCAACATCCACGATTACAATTCCAAGATTTGTACTAAGACAAAATCTTCTTTTGATCACAAACGTCACCCAAAATAAAATTATTTATAATTTTTCAGACCCAGCGGTAGGTCTAGCAAGCTACTCTTTAACTGATAGTCTAAATGATGTTCACACAACTTTAGTTCTTGAGTATAATACAGCATCAATGCAGTCAACAGATAAGCTTCAAATTATGGTTGACGAGCCATCTGAGACATTTACGCCTTCACCAGACCAGTTGGATGCAGTAGGAAAGCTAAAAATATCTGATCCAGAGTCTTTGATTGATACTGACTTTGAGTACGGTGTGCAGGGTTCTAAATGGGAATCTCTTTCTCTTCAAAATAACTACCCAACATTCTTTTCAAGAAATACAGGCGGAAACTCCCTAGATGTAATTTCTATTATTTCATCAGGCGGATCACCAAGATCTAGAATTGTTGTAACAACCGCAACCCCACACGGATTAAACAACGGAGACGTAGTAAGCGTTAACGAATCACTAAGCCCTCTTACAGATGGTACTTTTCTTATTACCATTGTTGACTCAACAGCATTTTCATTTATTGCCAAGGGCAATGTTCCAAACTTGACTAGTGTTCTAGATGGAACCCTAACAACACTTTACGGTGGAGGAATCTTTGATAATGCACACATTCCAGGCGGAAATACTGGAGCCTTAAATTCTTGGGCAGCAACATCAGACGGTGCAAGTCTTTCAAGAATCGATGTTGTTACTACAAACCCACATGGACTTTATCCAGGAACGCCAATTTTGATTTCAGCTCCATCAGGAAGCGCAATTAATGGAAGCTTCTTGATTGACAGAGTTACAACCCCAAATTCATTTTCATTCATGACACAGTCATTAATTCCAGTAGGTGCAATAAACACCACAGGAATTGGTCTATTCTGTAAGCCAGAGGGCTACGTAGAACATAGACCGTTTGATGGTGGAGTTATTCTCACGACTGGAAATAACGTATGCGGAACACAAACACTTAGACAGACACGTAGATATTTTAGATATCAGTCAGGTAAGTCAATTACGTTTTCAACAGGAACAAAGTTTACCCCTTCATTTGATATATCTTATATTGCAGCATCAAGCACAGCAATTGGATCAAATGCAATCACAATTCGTGTTTTGCAAGATCACAACCTACAGGCTGGCGCAACAATTAAAATTGAGGGAATTGAAACAGTGGGAGCATATAACCCATTCAATGGCCTATTCACCATTAGCTCAGTAACAGATTCAAATACAATTATTGTACAAAAGACATTTACTTCTGCAATTAGCGCAATCGATCAATTGCCAGGTGGAGTTAATGCATTCGTAACAGCATATCAGTGGAAAGGCTCAGCAACAAGAGCGGGACTATATGATGATCAAAATGGATTCTATTTTGAGTATGATGGACGGACATTGTATGCAGTAAGAAGATTCTCAAACAAAGAACTATTTGGAAAGATCTCAGTAACACAATTTTCAAATGTAGTCACAGGAGTGGATACTAGATTTAGAAAGCAACTACTTGTTGGAGACCTAATTGTAGTTAGAGGACAGTCTTATAGAGTTATTCAGATTAACAATGATACTTCTTTAAACATTGCCCCAGCATACAGAGGACCAAGTGTTAGTGGTTCTCCTTATCTTAAGACACAGATTCAAAAGATTCCACAACACGATTGGAACATTGATACTGTAGACGGACACGGACCAACAGGGTACGACCTTGATATATCAAAGATGCAAATGACATTTATTGACTACTCTTGGTATGGAGCAGGTTCAATTAGATTTGGATTAAGAGGCACCGACGGTAACATTATCTGGTGTCACAAGATGGTAATGAATAATATTAATACCGCTTCATATATGAGATCAGGAAACCTTCCTGCAAGATATGAAACAATTAATGAGCCTCTAAACTCTGCAAAATTAATTGCAGGAGGATCAGGGCTAAGCGGATCCACACTATTCCCTCAAGACACAGTAATCTATGTCAATGACGTAAGCTTCTGGCCATCAACAGGATACCTAAGAATTGCAGATGGAGCTAATTTTGAGATTTGCGAATATACATCAATTGGTGCATATAATCCATCAATTCAAGCACATGCAGTTAATATTGTAAGAAGAGTCGCACAACCTCTAGTTTACGGAGGAGTTCCAATGAATCTATTTGGAACATCTATCCAATCAAACTTTGTTCCAGACTCAACAATTCCTGGCGGATCTGGTACAGCACAAGTTTCAGTACAAACAATTTCTCAAAACTGTGCACCAGTTATGTCACACTGGGGATCATCTGTAATTATGGATGGTAAATTTAATGATGATAAGTCGTTTATCTTTACTGCTGGTATGCAGAGATACTTGCAGGTTGGTGGATCTGGAACAATTTCAGCTACGCTAACAAACCGACAGGCGCAATCAGGTGTGGCAACAATGACTACATCAGGTACTCACACACTAGCATCAGGTACAAACGTAACCATATCAGGTGTAAATGATATTGTTACACCAACATTTAGACAAATCAGCAATAACATCGCAACACTGACAACTGGTACAGCACATCTATACTCAGTTGGACAGCAGGTTACTATTACTGGTATGGATAGCATTTTTAACGGAACATATACAATCTCACTTGTTCCAAGCCCTACAACATTCTCTTTCAGCAAGGTTAATGCAAATATTGGCTTCCAGTCAATTTCTGGATCACCAAGAGTTACAGGATCAAGCCGATACAACGGTACATTCTTAATTACTTCGGTTGCACCAACATCATTTACTTTTGCTTTAGCGGGTGCAGATGAAGCAATTTCTGCAATTAACCCTAACGGTACCGCAGTACAGACATTCGGAAGCACACCAACCCCTCGTCCACTCGTTTCGATTAGAGTGGCACCTTCTGCAGACAATGGTCTAGGAAGAAACTTTGGAATGCGTGAACTAGCAAACCGTATGCAGATGAAGCTTGACTCAGTTGGAGTTCTTTCACAGGGACAATTCTTGATTGAAGGAATTCTAAATCCAGCAACTATGAACGGTATTGCAATCCCTGCAGAATGGGAAGCAGTAAGAGTTGGTTCTGGTTCTCTTGCACAGGTAATTTATCACGACGGTACAGGAGTTAGAGGTACTGGAGCACCAGTTACATCCCCTACAAATACCGTTACTGGTGGAGATCGTATCTTTGCTTTCTACACAGAAAACGCAGGTGGTACTAACTTCTCCGTTACTACATTTGATGCTAAGAAAGTTAGAGACCTTTCAAACTCAATTCTAAACGGAAATGGGTCTCAGACAAACCCATCATTCCCTAATGGACCAGATATCTTAACAGTTACAGCAACAAATCTTGGTTCAGGGGCTGCAAACATTCTTGCTAGAATTTCCTGGACTGAAGCTCAGGCTTAGGAGAAAAAATGCCAGATTATACAACACTGCAAACTCAGGTTGAACTATTTAAAACAAAGGTAAGCGCTCTTGCATCTACAACCTTAGATGCAAACGACCTAGTTTTGCTGGCCTCAGCACTTGATACATTAGCAAAATCTATGGGCGTTAACGATATTCTTACAGTTACAACTGAAAGAATTGCTGCTATTAATGCGGCAAGAGACGCAGCTATTACATCAATTAACAGCTCAGTTAACGGACAAAGAATTACTGATGTTGAAGCTGATGTTGCTGATCACGAAACAAGAATCTATGCAACTGAAAACTATGTAAGTACAGCAGGCGGACAGATTTCCGCACTTGCTTCAACAGTTACAGGATTAAATTCACTAGTTGCAGGAAAGATTCCAAATACTTGGACAAATATAACTGCTTCATATACAGCAGTTAGAGGAGATAGACTTCTTATAACACCAGCAGCAGGTCTTGTAATAACATTGCCAGCCGCACCTTCAATTGGAGACACAGTAATCATTGTTGACTCAGCTGGAACTTCACAAACAACTAACTTTACAGTTGCAAGAAACGGAAGCTTGATAGCTGGAATAGCGGAAGATCTAGTTTTTAACGTAAAGAGCAAAGCTGTAGAATTAGTATTTTCAAATACATCTCAAGGATGGAGAGTAATCTAATGGCACTATTAAGCGATGTTATCGGAGATCAAGTTGGATCCCTTAATACATATAAGACTGGAAGACTAGACCTAGGGTCTCGTTCAGGTGCAGTAAACTTAGACTTATCTCTATCAAATGATTTTACTTGCACAGTAACAGCAGCAACAACATTTACTATTATTAATACCCCAACAACGGGAGTTGTTTCTTTTTCTCTACAATTAACTGGCGGAGGAGCATACACAATAACATTTGCAAATGCAAAATATCCAGGAGCTACAGCTCCAGCCCTCACTTCTGGAGGAATCGATGTTATAACATTTATTACATACGATAATGGAACAAACTGGCGAGGATCAATATCAATGAAGGACTCACGATAATGTACGCACAAGTTATAGATAAGCATATTACTCAAATTGTAAATGAGCAACAGCTAAGAGAGATGTATCCTTCAACACATTTCCCTTCACCAATTTTAGAATCACACCTTGAAGGCTTTGATAATTGGTATATATGTGAAGATGAAGCAGAAACCCCATCATTCGATCCAACTAAAAAGAAAGTTTCTTTTGAAAGAGTCCTTGCTGGTAAAAAAGTTAAAGGCTCATATGTGCTTATTGATTTATCGAATGAAGAAAAAGCAGAAGTAATAGCAAATCAGTGGAATCTAGTAAAATATCATAGAGATAACACTATTACCGCAACAGACTACCTAGTTATGCCAGATGTATTTTCTTCTTTTTCAGATTCAGATCAAGAAAAGATTATTGCATATAGAAAATCTTTAAGAGATATTACAGAACAAACAAACCCATTTAATATCACATGGCCCACATTAGGAATTGCTTCAGTCAAACTAAAATATACTGTGGAGGTTTAAATGCCATTTCCGCAAAATAGATATATGTCTGGTTCAGGTGGGCCCGTAGCATTTCTTTTGAGACAGGTTATTACAAAGGGTTACGTGCTTGCTGGATACAGAAACAGTTCGCCATGGACAAGCGTTAACGAAGTAACACACTCAACTGATACAACAATTGATTTAGGTAGTCCGCTAAATAACTCTAGTGGATATCCTGGTGGAATGTGTGATGATACATTTGCCTATCTTCTTAAAGCCAATAATACAGTTGGAGGATCAAGCTCGCAAACCAATCGTTACAATATGAGAACAAACACATCAATTATTGGTCCTTCCGCCCCATATGCAGTAGGAAATGCAGGAACAATTATGCATCAAGAGCAACTGTACGCATATGGTGCACCAGGCGAAGTAGGTGTAGCAGCAATTATGAAGTTTAATTTCACAACACAGTCTTGGATGAGTTCACTTGGCAAAAGCTTTGGATCCAACTCTCAAACAATGTCATCTTTTTATCATGAAACAAAAGGTTTTCACTATGGAGATGATAATGGTGTTAAATTAACTTTTGCAACAGAAACTCAAGCTCAATCACCTTGCAATGGCGTTCACGGACAACAAAAAGGAATTTCTTCAAAGTTAACTACTCTATACGCAGGTAATGAGGGTAACTATGCAGGTGGAAACAACTTAAGAAGATTTAGTGTTGCTACTGAAACAAATATAGGAACTGTTGGAAAGCCAATTACAAATTGTGGTGAAGAAAATTTTGATATGGGACAAGCATGGCAATACATGCTTGGAAACTATAACGGAGAGCAAAATAACAGATCTTGGAGATTTAACTACGCTACAGATTCTGGCTTTGAAGGCGGAGGATCAATGCAGTCTAAGGGAGTTCCAGGAAGAAGTTCTGGCTACTCAGCACAACGTTCTTAATAGATAGGTAATAAAATGAGATATATAAACGATATAACGTCGGATGTTTCTGGCTATACAAAATCACAAAAAGATATTCTTCTTTATGCTACAAATAGACATTGGGGGGTGCCAGTATTTAAAATAGATAATTTTGTTGGTGGAGCGCAATTTACTCCATTTGGAAAACTTAGACAGCTTTTGCTTGAGCTAGGAGCAAGAGAGAATATGATTGTAGAGCAAGAGCTTAAAATAGAAAGAACTAGACTAGAAATTGATTTAGAAAAAGAAAAAATTAGTGCTTCTACTTCTCCTGCAGAAATTAAAATTCATGAGCTTAATATTAAAGAAAAAGAAAGAGTTCTGTTAAATCAAAAAAATAGTGTCAGCTTAGTATACGAAGAACGAGATAAGTATATGATGCTAATAGATAAATTTAACTCTTCTGATGAGGGTAGACTTTCTGACGGTAGACTGATTATGGATATAATTGGAGATCATGATGAAGAAGAAAGGCTTGAGGCAGAGCTTTGGGGAATTAGACTAGGAGCGCAAGCAGCTTACGACTTAATGTTTTATGGAAGAGTTAATGGCGGAAACATGGAGGCCATTGATCAATTGCCAAAAGAAGTTAGAGAAATAGCTCTTGAAACTGCAGTTGTTAAAGCTATAGAAACAAATAAACACCTAGATTTATTGCAAATAGAGACAAGAAAAAGATTAGAGCTTGCCGATTCAGAAAGTGGACTCTGGGAAGAAATTCAATGATTTACTTTTTATTTGATCCAGAAGATAAAACGGAGAAAAATAATTACATCCAGCATATTGGTGAATGGAGCAATTTGCTCGTAGGGGCAGTAGATGAAAGCCAGATGCTGTATATGAACCTTCCAAAAATGACGGTGGTAACAAAAGAAGTTGCTCTTGCGTATCAGTTTGTTGGAAAGTATAAAGGCTATATAAAGCTTAGGCCAAACACCTTACATTTATCACAACTAGAGGGTAAGCCATTTGAGCAGGTAGAGGGTAAGTTTAAGTATACCTTGACTGAAGAAGATAAACAGAATGCATGCCTTTTCCAAAAAGCTGCAATGATATTCATGCTAGAAAAATACTATTCAAATAAACTTTTGTTATTAAAATCTACACCAGAGTTTTTAAAGCAGGACGACTATAAATGTGAAAAGTACCACTTAAATAAAAAGAATGAAATCTATCAAAAGATCATCTCTTGCCAAGATTGGGTAGAAGCTGGTATACTATTAAATAATCATTTTGGCGTTCATTATGATGCGGATACTTTATCAAAAATAGATTTGTAGGATAAATGTTTAGCGTACCACTAAACCCCAAGCTAACTGAAAATCAGTTAAATGAGTTTATTTCTTTTCTAAAAGAATATAAGTCATTTATATATGACTTTTATTTTACCTGTAGGGTATCTCCTTTTGACCAAGACGCCATGGGTGATGTATTTAACGGCGGAGAAGAAGACCATAATTATCTTATAGGCCTGGCCTTACATATTCAAAACGAGACTGGGGTAACCGCTTCTGCCGTTTTTAATAATATACAAGTTAGACCCTCTCAACAGAATTTAGATTTGTTTATAGAAAACTTTAGACCCGTATACGATTCGGGTATTAAGTCAGCAACAATACCTCACACACACTGGATGGCAACAGGACAAATAAAAAAGGCATTTCCAGATCTATTTGTAAAAAATACCATTCTCAGAAATGTGTCAGAGCCAAGGGACATAGAGCACCTTGCAAAAGCTGGATTTGATTATATTAATCTTGATAGAGATTTAATGCGTGATCACGAGAAGCTAAAGCGTTTTAAAAAAGCTAAATCTCAGTTCGGCGTTAAGATATCCTTGCTTGCCAATGAAGGGTGCTACGGCGGATGCGTAATGATGGATGAGCATTATCAGTTTAATAATACTAGAACAGACGGACCTCAATATTTTAATGACCCAATAAGCAGAGTGTCTTGTCCGAAATGGGATCATGAAGATTTTGCCGTATCTTTAAAGACAGCCAATTTCCCACCATGGCGTGAAGACTGGCAAGAGTTTATAGACGACCTAGGAATTGATGTTATTAAGATGCACGGAAGAGAGTCGCATGTCCGCCTAAAAGAAACTATGGATATAATCAAAAGATATGCAAACAATGAAGAAATTCTATTTGATAGCTTTAATGATTTTATTGAAGAGACCAATATGGTTGACAAGCCTATTGCCATCTGGCGTAATAAGATCAAAAATTGTAAATTTGATTGCTGGGATTGTGGTTATTGTGACAAAATAATGGCTGCAAAATATGGCAATCATATTAGTCCAAAGGTCGCCATTGTTGCACAGCAATTAGTTGATTCTGTAAATAACCCAATTGAAATTAATATACCAGGTTTAACATCGACTAGAGTTCAGTCATTAATAAATGGTTTGGCTAAGTCTTCTTCTAAATACCTCGAAATTGGTTCTTATCAGGGTGCTACAGCCGCTGCAGCATTGAGTGGCAATAACTTGCAGGCATACTTCGTAGACACCTGGCAGGAGGCTCCACAGGCCGTAAGAGAAGGGTGGGAAACACCAGACACCAATTCCTTAGAAGAGTTTAAGAAAAATATTAATCCATACAAAGGTAATAATAAAGTATTTATATCTAATTCAGATATGTTTAAGGTTAACCTAAAGCCTATATCGGATATTGATCTTTTCTTTTATGATGGACCTCACGACTTTGAGTCTACAAAAAATGCAGTAAAGTATTATTCCGCAACTTTTGCCCAACAGTCTATTTTAATATTTGATGACGCAAACTGGACGGATGTTGTAAAAGGTGCCCATAAGGGAATACTTGAATCAGGATTAAAAATATTATATAGTAAGAAGATATTAAATTCATTAGAGTCTGATACGGACTGGTGGAACGGCTTATACATAGTTGTTGTAAGCAAAGAATAGATTTTGTATCATATACGGATTCGAGCATATAAAAGACCGTATTTTGCTACAAAGGCACACGTGCCTATTATATTTGTACGTCTTAATGACACGAATTAAGACCTCAAAGATGCTAGCGCTTGTGTTTATATAGGTATCTAAATTAGATTTCTATAAATGCTGAAAGGTTATAAAGATGGAAATTACACCCTCTTTGTTTTTAAATAATCAGCAGTTCTTAATACTGCTAGCGTCAGTAATGGCATTGTCCTTTGCTGCAAAGAAAACCCAGGTATTCCTGCCATTTTACAGCTGGATTGCCAAAAATGTTAAATCTAAAAGAGCAGTAGTTGCTCTTATTTCTCTGTTCTCTGGCGTACTGCCGATTTCAGGTCGTGTCGCTGTTTCGGCTGGTGCACTAGATACAATTGCCCCAGAAGATCAAAAGAAGCGTAAAAATTACGGAATCATTGATTACCTTTCTACGCATCATTTCTACTTTTGGTCACCACTAGAAGCAACAGTTCTTCTCCCAATGGCAGCACTAAGTATTAGTTACTGGGAGTTGATGAGCAGACTTTGGCCACTTATTGCTACAACATTAATAGTAATCCTTTTCTATATATTTAAGATTTTAAAGGAAGATGATATTGAAATTAATATCCCAGACAAGCCTTTAAAGAAAAGCGATAAGCAGCCATGGCAACTTGAGGCAGATGCAAAGCGTGATCGAAAGCAACTGCTTGATTATGCAAGAGTAATTCTATTTACTGGAATTGTTATTATCCTGAGCAATATTGTAAAGGCTAATTTTGATACAATAAATGCATGGGTAGAAAGTGCCCATAAAAATAATCTATTGATCCTAGTTGCCTTTGCTGGATTCTTGGCAAGTTTTGCCTTGGGAAGTTCTAGCAAGTTTGCTGGATTTGTCGTCCTCTCAGTAGGAGTATTTGGCATAGAAACTTTGCCGCTATTCTTTGCAGTCGACTACGCAGGATATATGTTGTCTCCAGCACACAAGTGTTTAGTTGTAGGTAAGAGCTACTTTAGAACCCCTCTCAAAGATTACTATAAGGCAATTTTTGCTTTGGTGATCCCAGTGGTCTTAATGGGCATAACCTTATACTATGGAGGAATTCTCTAAAATAATTGCTGTACCCCACTGGCCTAAAGAAGGCTGGTGGGGTATAATTAAGAGTGTTATAGGCAAGGCGGGGTACTAAACAATAAAAACAGTTATGCTATAATTCATACATAGGAGAACAAAATGCCAGATTATTCAAGTTTATCATCACAAGTTGATCTTTTTAAGACAAAGGTAACAGCCCTGTCGAGTTCAACTCTAAATTCTCAGGACCTAGTCTTTCTAGCAAAGGCTCTAGAGTCAATGGGCAACCTCCTAGGAGTAAATGATATTGTTTCTGCTACATCATCGAAGGTGACAGAAATTCAAACAGCTTCTTCTGGAGCTGTTGCAACAGTTAACACAGCAGGGTCTACACAGATCGTTGCAGTTAATTCGGCTGGAGCAGCAAACGTTGCTACCATCCAATCTTCGATAGATAACTACACAATTTATACAAACATGGGAGTAATTTAATATGGCAACAGTAAGCTTACCAAGCAGATTTTATGCAGATACACTACCTGCATCAGAAACATCAGTATACACAACACCAGCAGCACAGATCGATGTTATTACATCTATCACATTTGATAACCTAACAGATGCTACTAGAACAGTGACAATGAGAATGGCAGGAAAGTTCTTTGTAAAGACCCTAGATGTTCCGCCTCGTGCTATTATTGTTCTTGATGTTAAGCAAGTTCTTAACACAGCAGAAAATATTCAGATCAGTGCAAGTGCTGCAGACTCCGTCTCAGTCTTCATCTCTGGCGTAAAAATTACACAAGTATAATATAATTTAAGGGAGAAATACAATGGCAGTTAATACGACTACAAATCAGGTCTACATTCCTGGATTCGAAACAAACATCTCAGCTGTTGTTCAGCCAATTGCTTATACGACATCTGCTGCTGTATCAACATTGCAAAGTGCAATTCCAGGACAATTTTCAAGCCTAATTGGAAAAGTTGCAAATGCTGCTACATCAAGAACCAATACAGAGGTTTCTCCTTATCCAATGTTCGCTATCTGGTCAAATCAAAATAATGATACTAAAGCTGGATATTCAATTATAAATTCTGATTTTCAAGTTGTTGCAACAAGCAGACTAAATAACCGTCAAGGTGGATGGACAGACGCAGCTCTATCAGATCTAAGTAACTGGTATGAAGATTACAGAGGCTGGACATATACAAACGGAAATATCGGTCAGGGTGGTAACACAACTTATTCAGGCGCTGGAACAAATATGAATGGCCACGAAGGAAACCACCTCTACTCTTTCCAAACATTTGGAAATTACGGAAATACTAATTTTAATAGAGCAGGAGACTGGGGCCAGTTCACAAAACGATCTGGAACTATTATTGGTGTTCGTGGTGTTCGTCCAAGAATGAATCACTATTCGACAGACTCAACATTTCAAGTTAGAATGAGAGGATCTGTTTACGGTTTCGTAGATCAGGTAAATCTAAACTCAGCTACTTACGCAACTTGGGCGGGACGCACAAATCGTGGAATGTCTTCTTACAACGACAGAACTAAAACACTTGCAGTTGCTGAATCAAATACAGCAAATCAAATTCGCTTGCACGTATGGAAGAACACAAACCCATCATATGATTTAAATGCTAGCAATTACGAATCTGGAGACCTTCATTTATTCTTGTCAGAAGCAAAAACAGCGGGTCCTTCAGGAACAACAGCAAGTTATGCATTTTATGATTTTACATGGACATCAGCAGGCTCAGCAAATCCAGAGGCAGCTTATGTGATGAGATTAATTATGGGAGACAACGGAACAGTTGGCTTCTCAAGATTTTCTCCAGAAGGCAATGCTCAGCAATACGGATGGTTTATTCCATCTAATCCAGGTACACCAGGAAACAGTGGAACTGGAGCATTTACCGATAGCGGAGCGAACCTAGGAAATACAACATCTTATGGAATTAACCAAGGAGATACTTATGGAATTAGAACAAATATTTCATGGGACAATAACTGGGTAATTTCATACGCACCATATCACTACTACCACAATGGAATTAACCTTCACTGTGTGTATACTCAAGATCCAACAAAATACTACACATGGAGAAATACAGACGGATCAGCGGGAACATCACCAGTTCCATTTGGAGAAAGCTCGTTTATAATGTGCTACTCCGTACAAAATGCAGATGGGCCAGGGCCACACCTATATTACGCAAACCCACAAGCAGCTTTTGAAAATGGATATAGAAATGATGGAACAACCATTGCTAATGGTGGAGACCTGCAGCCCTGGAACGTAACATTCTATTCTACTTTTGATACAATGTCTCACACAACAATGTACCCACATATTTCAGTAGTACCACACTGGACAACGGTCTAAGGAGAAAAAATGCCAAATAATACAGAAACAACCACTTCACAAATAATTGTTCCAGGTCTTGAATCTGCAATTGCAGCAATCATTACTCCAATTGCAAATGCAAATAATACAGCAATTTCAGCAACGTCAACAACAATTTCTCAACAGCTATCAATAGTTGGAAATAAAGAGGCTTCTCCTGTAATATCAAGAAATAATACAGAAATTTCTCCTCTACCAACATTTGCTATCTGGACTAACGATAACAACGATAAAGCTGGATTCAATATAATTAATTCAGATTTTCAATCTATTGGAACAAATGCAATGCCAGGCTGGTTAGCAGGATATCAGTCTCCAGAACTTTCTTCAATGCCAAACTGGTATGAAAGCTTTAGATCATACACATACACTCAAGGAAATTACGGTCAATCAACAGTAACTACATATTTCGGCGGATCGACTGTATGGGGTTCTGCCGATGGACACATGCTATACCGCCCTAATTTACATGGTGGTTTTGCTGGAAACTGGATGAATAGAGCAGACGATACTAATCAATATTTAATTAGATGCGGAACTATTATAGGAGCTTACGGTGTAAGACAACGTGTAAGCCATTACTCTAATGATGCAGAATTTAACATTAGACCTAGAGGTGCAGCATACGGATATTTTGACAGAGTTTCTTTAAACTCAGCTACTTACGCAACTTGGGCGGGACGCACAAATCGTGGAATGTCATCTTACAATGATAGAACCAAAATGCTTGCTGTTGTAGAATCTACAACTGCTAATGCAATAAGACTTCACGTATGGAGAAATACAAGCTATAGCCTAAATGATTTTAGCCACAAGCCAGGGACACTTCATAAGTTCCTGTCAGAAGCAAAAGCAGCAGGGCCACAAACAGGAAACCACTTAGCAACAGCAAAAAATTATGCATTCTATGACTTCACATGGGCGCAAGCTGGCTCAACAAGAGCAGAGCCTTCATATCACATGAAGATTGTAATGGGAGACAACGGTGTTGTAGGATTTGGAAGATTTAATCATGACGGTTATGCACAGAGATACGGATATTGGAACATGTCATCTCAAGGAACCGCTGGTAACTCAGGAATCGGTGCATTTACAGATACTGAAATCAACTTAGCAAACACAACGTCTTATGGAATTGATCAATCAGAAACTTGGTATGGACAAAAGCACCATAATACATGGGATAATCAGTGGGTTGCAATTTATTCACCATATCACTTTTATGGAAATGGAATTAACTGTCATATTGTAAATACTCAGGATCCAACAAAGCTATTCTATTTTAGAAATACAGATGGCTCTAATGGAACTGCAATTGTTCCGTTCAAGGAAGACAAGTTTATTTCAATATATACTGCTCAAAACGGAGATACTCCTGGGCCACATCTGTATCTTGTAGATCCAGGATCAGCTAATAAAAATTTGAGAAGAACAGATGGATCAACTCTATCATTTGGTGGAGATTTACAGCCGTATAACATAGTACACCATTATCAATTTGATACACACTCAAACACTACCCAATATCCGCATATCGTAAGTATGCCTCATTGGTCAAACCCGTAAGGAAAAGGAGAAATAAAATGAAACTAAAGTTCTGTGGACCACAACATGTACCCGCAATCGACGTAGATGGAGAGCATGAAGTTGTTGAATCACAACTGCTTCATAGATTCACCCTAGTTGACGGAGTAGCTGTAGATAAGTATCCAGGAAAAACAGATCGTGAGATCATGGCAATTGAGCATGCAGAGGCTGTTGCTTCAGTAACAGCAGCACAAGAAGCATGGGATGAAGATGATTCTGAAACTAAAGGGCCAAGACCACAATCTTTGCCAGAGTTGCATCTTCCAGAGGAGGAATAAGAATGCCAATAACAAGCGTACCTCAACAGGTAACCCCAGGTCTTTGGACATACACATACCTTCAAGCACCTCTTAACGGACAAGCACGTCCATATCTTAATGTGCCATCAGCACAGCTAGATCTTGGAACAATTGCCGCTTCAGGAGTTGCAACATGCAACGTAGCACTTGCTAACGTATTTAAGATGGTTGCAGGCGGAAACTGCACAGTAGCATTTAGCAATATTCCAGCAACAGGAACAGAGCCAAAAGCACAATTCTGGCAGCTAGAAATTAAGGGTGGCGGTACCTTTACAGTTACATGGCCAGCATCAATTAAGTGGGATGGTGGAGGAGCTTCTAACGTAGCACCACTTCTATCTACAAATACAACCGTTCTTAACTTTATGACAAGAGACGGTGGCACAACAATATTCGGTGCATACGCATTCGCTGATTTAAACGTTTAAAGGAGATAATATGTACGCCATAGTAGAAGACAAAAAAGTAGTCGCTGTAGGCGCACTATCTCAACTTTTCCCAAATGTTTCTATCCCTCAATCAATAGATGAGAAGAAGTTTGCAAAAGAAAACGGTTTGCTAGAAGTAGTAACACCTGAGTTTGATGACTTTCAAGAAAAAGTAGTGCCTTGTGAACCATTTGTTAAGAGTGGCAAAGTATACGCACTAGAAGTACAGAAGATGTCAGATGAAGAAAAAACAGAAAATGTAAACGCACATATTAGCTTTGAGCTAATGTCTACAGCATGGGTTGAGAGTGACCCAGATATGGACAAGAAGTCTCTCGCAGCATGGAAAGATTATAGAAAGAAGATTTCTTCTTTTAAGAATAGCAAAGATGTATCCGAAATTACATGGCCTAAGAGACCATTAGTAGAACTAGAAAAAATAATGGAGGAAGATCCAATTGCTTAGTAATAATATTATCTTTAGAAGAAATAGATTCACCTTGTCTGGATTGCAGCTATGGCTAGATGCTGGTCTTCCATCTACAATTACAAGGGACGGACTTGGAAAAGTTTCACAATGGAATGACAAGTCTGGTTTGGCTAGACATTGCGTTCAAGCAACTGCAGCAGCACAACCAACATTTCAAGCAACAGGTATAGCAGGACTTCCAGCAATTAACTTTGATGGAGTAGATGACTTTCTACCATTCTCAGATCAAACACTCTCATGGATCGCCTCATCTTCCTTTACAGTTATTTATGTTGCATCAAAGCCAGCAAATGCAAACACATATGTAATTGGTGGAACGAACTCAGGAACAAGAAATAATCTTATTGCTGGATACGTATCTTCAAACACATTTAAGTTTGGTTTCGGTAACGATGATCAAAATGCTATTGTTCCAGTAGGACTATCAGGAACACCAGAAATTTATACACTTGTTTATAGCAATGTTGACAACTCACGTAGAGTTAGAAGAAATGGTGTTGACGTAGCAGTCGGTGCATCTTCAGGCGGGCTAACAAGCATGACAGGACAAGTAATCGGAAGATACTCTGCAACATTCGGAGCATTTAAGATTGGCGAATTGCTTATTTACAACAGAGCCCTTACCGTGGGTGAATATATCTCAATCGAAAGAGATCTTATCTCTAAATGGGCAATTAGCTAGGAGACCAAATGGCATATAATCCATCACGATTTATTGGGCCAGTTCTTCTAAGCACAACAAACTCAAATCTAAAATCATTTACTAACAAGGCTATTGTTAAGAGCATATTTACGGCCAACACATTTAATGGCCCAATTGCCTTTAGCCTTTATTTAGTTCCAAGTGGACAAACACCAGGTCTATCAAATAGAATCTTCGGTGACGTTCTTCTTGCAGAAAACACATCAAGATCAACAGAGACTACGCTAATTGTTAATGCTGGAGAATCTATCTGGGCATCAGCAAATGTCGCTGGCGGAGTAAGCATTATGGTTTCTGGGGTAGAAATAGTTTAAAAGCTAGGCAATGAAGGGCTTGAGTAGTAAGCCTTTAAATATAGTATAATGGAATTATGAGCTATCAGCTAAAGTTAATTAACGACTACCCAATCGGTTTCTGGCCATTGGATGAGTCTTCAGGTACTATCGCTTCAGATGTCTCTGGGTGTGGAAATAGCGGAACTTATTCAGGCGGACTAACTACTGGATTAATCCCACTTGTTTCAGGCGGAGCAAATGGCTCTCTTATAACTAATACCAAGTACATTACATTACCCGTAACTAAAGACTATTATGGATCTGCCGCCGACGGCGGATTTGCAGATATCAATTCATCAGATAACGAGTTCTCGCTAGAAGTTTGGATGTATCCTAAGATCACAACATCTGGACTAACAACTATATTTGCAGACTCAACAAAAAATGTAGGTATTTTTTATGAAAAAGGAAACATAGTATTTAAACTTGAGGCGGAAAGACTTGATTATACCCTGCCTAATATTAGTCAATCTCATCATATTGTAGCCACGTACTCCATTGCAGAAATGTCTTTATATGTAGATGGCAAATTTGCAACAAGCAAGTCTTTAAATAATTATAAGTTTAGTAATGAAACAATTACATTAAAATTAGGGCCGACTGGAAATTCAGCAGATTCATTTATTGTAGATGCCCCAGCAGTATACAGGTATGCCCTAGGATTAGATAAAATTATAGAACACTTCAACTACTCTGGAACAACATCTCCTTTTCAGGTTTCATACCCAAGCGGCGGGACCTTGTTTGAAATATATGATGATAGCGTAAGCAAACAATTTAATTTTGCTTATCCTGCCAACAAGCCCATAGAAATTTTTGCCTCAGAAGATTTAGTTTATAACACAGAAGAGAAATGTTTAGAAATTAAGAAAACGGCCTCTGCAGCCTCTAAGAGCGTAGTTGTCGTAGATGCTATAGGAATTCCTGCGGGATTCGACTTAGACTCCTCTAAGATAGAGTGGAACGGCGATAATGGGGTCTCTGTAAGAACTTCCACAGATGGGTCAACATGGCAAGCATGTGTTAATGGAGGAGCAATTCCTCAATTTAGATTAGGATCATTTAGCTCTGAAAGAACTCTTTATCTTGAGATAACATTTGCCTCATCAGATACAACTAAATTTATCCCAAAACTATATAGCCTGCTACTGTGCTTCTACAAAGACCAGATTCTTTATTCAATAAGCAACCCTGATTATATTTACACGATAGAGGGCACAGCGGGATTTACATCAAAAGACATTACTCTAGGAAGGGTTGCATATCCTATTTTGTCCCGACAAAAATTAAACGGATTAACAACGGCGGGCGGATCAGGATTTAAAATAAATACCGCAGAATCAATTAGGACAATAGAGTTCTTTTTAACACTGTCAGACCTAACCTCAAATTCTATTTTATCAAGTACGGCAAATGGAGATTTTGTATCAGCAGGCTACTCTTGGGCTGCAAATGGAACTATTACTAAATCTAATATATCTGCTATTTATGTTAATGGTGTAGACAAGACATCTCAGACAAATATAAGTTCTGTATTTACCGCAAACGAGCTTTATCACGTTTTAATTGTAACAAACGGGGCAATTACTGGAGAGGTTCTATTTAACCATAAATCAACAGGTGGGCCTTCCAGCCTATACCAATACATTTCTTACTACCCAGCAACCTTCTCAGCCCCCATGGCATTATCTAATTACAACATGCATATCGGAAGATCAGCTACAATAGCAGATGATTCGTCCATGACATTGACAGAAAACTCCGTTGAGTTTTATGACAACGACTGGATTGTGCTTCAAAACCAATAATTTGTCACGTGGGTTGACAAAAAGCTGGACTTGAGTAGACAATAATGGTAAAATAAAGTCATATGGATATTAACAGAACAAATAGCAAGATTCTTGAAGAAGAGTCGATACTTGGCATCTATGTCTGGGAAATGCCAGATGGCAGATGGATTGGAGATGATGATGGGAACTTTCTTTCGATCACGTCCAAAAAAGGAAATAGAGCCAACATCGATGCTTTGGCTAGAGAAGTTCGCACGTTCGGCATATACGAAGGCGGGCCTAAATTTCTTTCCGCTAGAAGGAAAATTGATGATGAAGAATTTGAGCACCAAAAACAAAGACTCGATTGGGGACTAGTTCCTGATCCATTTGATATCGGTAACTATAAAGACGAAATGAAAAAGCTAAAGGGGCTAAGATGAGCGCAGAATTTCTTGATGAAGACAACTCAGAAAATATAATTAATATTTCAAATAACGCAGACTGGTTCTCGCTAGAAAAAAATGAAACGACAACCGACCCATTTTTGGCAGGCCTAGAGGATCTTAAAAAGGTTAGAGGCCTAGGAACTTCGTTTAAGCGTAAGATGAATAGAGAATTTTCTAAGTCGTTCACTGGCCGAGAAGAAACTGGAACACAGCAAAACCTATTGGCACAAGCAATTACTGGCTATGCAATGTTCGACTTGGTAGAACCTCCATACAACCTAGAGTATCTTTCAAAAGTATATGAGATTTCAACATACAACTATGCAGCAATTAATGCCAAGGTGGCAAACATTGTTGGTCTAGGATATGATTTTATAGAAACAAAGAAAACAAATGATGCTATTGATTCACTTACAGATGAAAAGTCTCTTGAAAGAGCACGTAGAAAGCTAAGCAAATTAAGACAGGATCTTCATGCGTGGCTTGATACAACAAATGATGAGGATACATTTACTCAAACATTAATTAAGGTGTTTACAGACTACGAAGCAACTGGAAATGGCTACATTGAAATAGGTAGAACCACTGCTGGAAATATTGGATATATCGGGCATATCCCAGCAAAGACTATGCGTGTGCGTAGACTTAGAGATGGCTTTATTCAATTGCTTTACGGAAAGGCAGTATTCTTTAACAACTTTGGAGACTCAGAAACAGAGAACCCAATTGCGGGACAAGAAGATCGCCCAAATGAAATTATTCATTTAAAGAAGTATACCCCAATGAACAACTACTACGGAGTTGCAGATATTATTGCAGCCCAGGTTTCTTTGGCGGGTAACGAACTGTCTGGAAGATATAACCTTGATTACTTTGAAAACAAAGCGGTCCCAAGATATATCATTACAGTAAAGGGAGCAAAGCTTTCTCCAGAGTCAGAGCGTAAATTGCTTGAATTTTTCCAAGTTGGACTTAAAGGCAAGAACCACAGATCTCTATATATTCCGCTTCCAGGAGATACTCCAGACTCAAAAACCGAATTTAAAATGGAACCAGTTGAGGCCAACCCACAGGAATCTTCATTTAATGTTTACCGCAAATCAAATAGAGATGAAATCCTATTGGCCCATCGTGTCCCAATTAATAAAATTGGAACCCCAGAGGGAGTTAATTTAGCAGTAGCAAGAGATGCGGATAAAACATTTAAAGAGCAGGTTTGCCGCCCAGCACAAATGATTTTAGAGAAAAAATTAAATAAAATATTTGAGGAAAAGACAGATGCGCTAACACTTAAATTTAATGAGTTAACTCTTACTGACGAAGATACCCAGTCCAAGATTGACGAAAGATATTTAAGAATGCAAGTAATTACCCCTAATGAAGTTCGAATTAGAAAGGGCATGATTCCTCTTGAAGGCGGAGACGAAGTGGTAGATTTGAAGGGTCAGGATGCCGCAGAGCAAACAGCCCAAGCTGGAAATACTAGACAAAGATCCCAAGACCGACAGGCAACCGCCCCAGATAATTCTGGAGAAGGACGAAATGCCAAGGGCGACGGAAGACAGGTTGACTAACTCTACTCAACTGTTATTTGCCTTTTTATCTATAAGTCGCTAAAATTAAGCATATGAATATTGAAAAGTCTTTATGGACTAGCCATGGCAATGACATTAACTTGTCTGTACCTTTCACTAAAGTTAACCGTGAAAAGAGAACAGTGTCTGGCTTTGCAACGCTAGATAACGTAGATCAGACTGGAGATGTTGTAACTGCAGAAGCAAGCATAAAAGCATTTGAAGGCTTTCGAGGAAACATTCGTGAGATGCACGGATCCCTTGCAGTTGGAAAGATGGTTTCTTTTAAGCCAGAAACTTTTTACGACCCAGCAACTAAAGAATTTTATAACGGAGTTTATGTAACAGCATACATTTCAAAAGGCGCACAAGACAGTTGGGAAAAAGTTCTAGACGGAACTCTTTCAGGATTCTCAATCGGCGGAAAGATTAAAGAGTCAGATAACGAAGTTAATAAAGCTACAGGAAAATCTGTAAGATTTATTAAAGACTACGAATTGATGGAGCTATCAATTGTAGACTCACCAGCAAATGAGCTATGTAACATTCTTTCTATTCAGAAAGTAAATGGACAATACATCGCAAAGGGTATAGCAGTAGATGTTGTAACCGAAAATATTTTTTACTGTGAAGACAGTAACTCTGTTTTTATCTCAACAGAGAAGACATATGACTCACCAGTTTCTGGTAAGCCAGCACAACTAATTGGTTGGGTTGAGAGCTCAGATGTTAATAAAGCAAAAGAGATTGATAAGATTCTTGATGCATATAAGCACTCAAGATTTACGTTGCCTGAAACACAAACAATTGCAAAACAGGCAAACGCAGAAGGAGGTAATGAAATGTCAGATAATACAGAAAACGTAGTTGTTGAAGATGTTGCAGTAGAGGCACCAGCCGAAGCAGTAGCAGAAGAAACAGCCGTTGAAGATACAGCAGTAGTTGCAGATGATGCAGCTCCAGCTGAAGCTCCTGCAGAAGCAGTAGCAGAAGACGTTCCTGCCGAGACTCTGGAAAAAGCAGCCGAAGTATCAGAAGATAAGGTTGATGAACCTGATTTTGCGAAGATGTTAGGCGATCTAAAAGGCTTTTTCTCAGAAACTCTAAATAAGGCATCTGAAGCAAATGCAGTACAAGTTACAGCAATCCAAGAGACTGTTGAAGCTTTTAGCAAGAGCGTAGATTCTAGAATTTCAGAGTTGGCAGAACAACACACAGTACTTTCAAGTGCTGTAAATGATATCAAGAACACGATTGATGGTGTACAAAAGCGTGTCGACGCAGTAGAATCAGAGACTGCAATTAAGAAGTCTTCCGATCTTGGCCGATCAGAAGAAGTAACAATCAAAAAATCTAAATGGAACGGTTCTTTCCTCGGTTCCGTAAACGAAATATTCAACTAAGGTAGGTATAAAATAATGAGCAATGAAACATTAGAAAAGGCCGTAAACGCTGGTACTCAGGTATCAACAGGATTCGGTTCCGCAACTGGTGGAACAGGAGTACACGTAGCTTCAGAAAATGGCAACGGTGGACTTCTTAACCCAGAACAGTCTGCTCGCTTCCTTGATTATATGTTCGACGCAACCGTTATCGGTAAGGTCGCACGTACAGTTCGTATGAAGTCAGACACAGCCGAGATTGACCGTATGTCCGTTGGTGAGAAGCTTATGAAGCTTGCAACCGAGGCAGACAACACCGCAACAAACAGTGGTGTAACTTTCTCAAAAATCTCTTTAACAACAAAGAAACTCCGCATGGACTGGGAGCTTTCAACAGAATCTCTAGAAGATAACATCGAAGGTGCAGATCTAGAAGATCACATTGCACGTTTGATGGCAACACAAGCAGGAAACGACATCGAAGATGTTCTTCTTAACGGTGATACAGCTCTTACAGGAGATGCTCTTTACAAGTCATTTGATGGCGTTGTGAAGAAGGCAAAGGCATCAGGTCGTGTCGTAGACGCAGCTGGTGCTAACGTATCTCGTGAAGTATTCAACAAGGCACTTAAGGCTATGCCACGTAAGTACAAGCAACGTCGTGGAGACCTTCGCTTCCTTGCTGGATCAAACTTGATTCAAGATTTCCTATATGCTAACAGCATTGGAACAAACCAAACAATTCCACAAGATATCGCTTCAAGCGTTATCCGTGGTGGAGTTGCACCACTAGGTGGACCTGCAGGATATGTGGCACCATTCGCATTCGGTATTCCGATTGTTGAAGTTCCACTTCTTTCAGAGACACAAACTGGAACACAATCAGGAGCATCAGGCTCACACGGAGATATCCACTTGACATTCCCAAATAACGTAGTTATTGGTATCAAGCGTGATGTAACTGTCTACCGCTTCTTCCAGCCACGTAAGGACACAATTGAGTACACAATGTATACTCGTGTTGGCGTTCAGATCGAGCAGGCAGACGCTTGGGTAGTTGTAAAGAACGTTAAGGTTGCTTCTTAATTAATTTAAGATAAAACCCCCGAAAGGCCCCTAATTAATTTTAGGGGCTTTTCATTTTAATTTATCAATGCTATAATTAAAGGACCTAACAAAGGAGAATATATGTCATTTGAGACATTGAAAGTAGCAGAACTCAGAAAAGTTGCAGAGGACTTTGCAGTTGATACTGATGGAATTAAGAGTAAGGCAGATATTGTTGCCGCCCTTGCAGAAGAGGGAGTCACATGGTCTGTTTATCAAAAAACAATTAAAGATATTGAAGACGCCACAGACGAATTCAGCGAAAACGCAGAAGAGATTCTGCCTAGATTTAATCCAGATGCTCAGCCAGAAGATACGGTTCTAGTTAGAATGACTAGAGAAAATTTCAGGTATGATATACAAGGATTCACATTCACAAAAGAGCACCCATTTGTTGCAATGACAGAAGAAGATGCTCAAGAAATTTTTGACAAGGAGGAGGGTTTCCGCTTAGCAACTCCAAAGGAAGTTCAGGAGTACTACGCTTAACCTTTATTAAATGGAAATTCTAGTAGGTTCAAATTCACCAATAACACATAAAGTATTTTGGCAGGGACAGTTAACCGATGCAGACGGCACAGTAGGTGTTAAGGTATATGATATTACAGAAGACCCATCAGTAACTCCAGCAATTAATCCAGGGATAATTCAAACAACCCTGACAGCAGTAAAGTCAGAGGTAGACGCAGGAACTTATTCTGTTTATCTTCCATACGAATTTACAAAAAGACAGAGGCAGCTTAGATTTGTTTGGACCTATGCAGTAAATATGCAGGCAGCAAGTATAGAGCATAAAGTTTATGTTCAAACTCCATACACAGATTTAAGTCAAGCAGTTGACGCTTTGGGATTAGGGTCAGATTATTCAGATCCTAATACTAAGTCTTATTTTGAGCTATGCAACGCTGAAAGATATGCAAGAAAAGTAATTGAGGCATATACGGGACAGCAATTTTATTTGTATGACGATGTTCAAACAGTATACGGTGCCGACTCAGATGTATTGCCTTTGCCTTATAAAATCGCTGAGATACACGAGCTATATCAAAACGATGTACTTCTTGTAGATAAACTTAATAATATAAACAATTGGAATTATGACACAATAATTTCAGAGAGCGGATTTGGAATCAGGGTTAACAGAGCAAATATGCTTGACAACACTGTGTACATAGCAAACGGCATGGTCCCTCCAACTATTAATGATACCTGGGGAGGCTCATTTTCAAGCGGGTCTACATATCGGGTGCAAGGTAGGTTTGGATGGGAAGAAGTTCCAGATGAAGTTGATCTTGCATGTATTGAATTGATGAGAGACTATTTCTCAAAGGATAAGGTCTGGCGTAATAAATACATGAAGTCTATAAAGACATTCGATTGGCAATTTGAGTACAATTCTGGTACCTATTCAGGTACAGGTAATGTATATGCAGATCAGTTGCTATCGACATATGTTATAAATAAGATGGTTGTTATATAATGTATGATCTTGTTGAATCTATACTTACTATGTTTATGGATGTCTATAAGCCAGTTGATTCGCAGGATCCAGACACAGGCTCAATAAAAAAAGAATGGCAGTATGACAGAACCGTATCGTGTAGCGCAAAAGGCAATATAAGCAATTCCGCTTCAACTATTACTAAAGACGGACAAGTATTTTCTAATAAATATAGAAATGAAGAGATGCTGCAAATTAGAACATCAGAACAAGTAACATTAAGAGAAAAGATTACAAACATTAGAGACTATGAGAATAATGTTATATGGGAAGAATTAAATTTTCCAACTAACACCCCTACGGTTTTTGAGGTAGTAGGAATAACTCCAATGACAGATCCGTTTGGCGGAATAGTGGGATATAACTCTACTGTCAAGAGATCGGAAAACCAGACAATTGGACAATAGTACACTATTAGTTACGGCAGCCAGCGGTCTACAAAAGGGTATGTCTGGCACTAGCGGGACTATTTTAAAAGACAGCACAGTGGCACAAATATCTGCTGCAGTATATTATCATGCTCAAGTTGTGTCTAAACTAACAACAAGCAAGGCATTTGAAAAGAAATTCCAGTCTGTTATATTTAAACAAATAGATCAAGATTTTGGACTATATGTAGACTCTCAGTCAAGAATAAATCCTAAATCATTACACCATGTATATGAATGGAACAAGGTTGGAAATAAGGGATCTAGGCTATTTAAGTTAAGTGTCTTATCAACAGATGGCCTTTCATTTAAAATTTCTTCTAGCTTCTTGCCATCTAAATCAGCAGTGCCTAATGAATTTGGAAGTAGAAAACACGTATTTATTAGCAAAGCTTCTGTGATGGAAGCTGGAATGCCTCTAGTAATCCGCCCTAGGTTCGCAGAGCGCTTAGTATTTGAAACTAGTACTGGCGTAGTGTACATGCCTAAAGGCGCCTCTGTGACCGTTACAAGGCCAGGAGGAGGCAAGGCAACGGGAAGATTCCGAATAGCCTATGCACAATTCTTCACAGGCAATTTAGTAAATTCATCAATTAAAAAATCTGGATTTCAGCAAATATTTAACTCATCATTAACTAAAGCAATGAGGGTTCCAGGCGATGTAAGAAAGGTTAAATATTCATTTAGTCCTAATACATTAAAAATGCAGGCGGACTCAGCATTAGAATTAGCATTTGGAGGGGCATCATGACAGATTATAAAGCAGACGTAATGATTGATTTAAGAAAGTTCCTATGGAGCCAGTTGAAATCAAATAACATTTTTGAACAAACTGATTACTATTCAGATAATATAGGGGAAGAGATTATCCCAATTATTCCTGTACAGCAATCTCCAGAATTAAATCAATTCTTGAGCGGAAAGAAGCACATAGTCTATGACAAGATAGGTTTATCCTATGAAGAAAACTGGGCTATATGCTGTGAGCAAATTCTATTTACTATATACTCAACAGATGTTTCAGAAATCAATGAGATCAGAAACTTGATGACCGACCTATTTAGAAGAATGGATGAGTCTGCTAGGGATGCAAATGCCTACTCTGGCATATCTAAAAAGTTTAAATTCTTTAGCATATTCGTGGCCGACATTTCTCCAACTGCCCCATCAGAGGAGTTGGCAGGGTTCCTGTCCGCAGATGTGATCCTTGAGGTCAAATACGCAAGGCATATAGACACAGCTGGCCGATTCCTGTAATTTGCCTTTGGGCGAATTATACTCTATTATTGTACATAGAGGAAAGGCCTAGCCAGCCAAGATTTAATGATTTACAATTATATATATATATTTTGAAAACAGGAGGTACGAAATAATGGCATTTAACTCAGCCAAAAATATTCTTGTAGGAGCTTCACCGCTCTACATTTCAACAAGCGATTCAACAGTAACTGGATATAAGGAAAACCTTTTAGACAGAGCAACTGGTGGAATTACTTTTGCAGCAAGAACAAGAGCAGCAGCAGCCCTAGACGCATCTGCAGATGTTCGTAACGTAGGATTTACAAACAATGGTCTTCAGATCACTTACAATCCAACTTACGATTCAGTAACAGTAGATCAGCTTCTAGATACAGCAAAGCTTTTCAAGTCTGCTATGGAGGTTATGATTGCAACTGAAATGTCCGAAGGTACACTAGAAAACGTTCTAGTAGTATTCGGTCAAGGAGGAGCAACACTAACCAAGCAAGGAGCAGCAGGTGCTGCAACAGATGATTACCCAACAAAGGGTGCAACTGGAGCAGACGACAAGACCCTTACATTGGGACTTGAGGCAGGATCACTTGGTATTGCCCCAACAGAACGTCAACTATTTGCAATTGGTCAAGCACCAACAGTAGCAACTACAGCAACAGGAGAAGCAGACGCAACAACAGAGCGTGTATATTATGCACGTCGTGTTTTGTCAGTACAACAGTCACAATTCTCACTTGCACGTAACGCAGCAACAACTTTCCCAGTAACATTCCGTCTTCTTCCAGACGCTAACTATAGCGGCTCAGAATACGGTAAGATTATTGACCGAGTTCTAGCTTAAATAATTAAATAGGAAAAGCCCCCTTTTTGGGGGCTTTTTCATTTGTGCTGATAATCTGTATATGTTATAATAATTAAGACTAGATCCTAGGAGGATTAAATTGGCAACAACAGTATATAGCGTAGAAGAACTAACGCTTCAGAATGGCTCAACAGTTAAGTTGAAGCCATTAAGCATTAAAGAGCTAAGAAAATTTATGCTCGTATTACAGGCAGCAAGCGATTCAACTACAGAAGATCAAACACTTAATGTGTTAATTGATGCGGTTGCAGTAGCACTTGAAAAACAACTACCAGATTTGGTAGCAGATAGAGATGCACTAGAAGATGCACTTGACGTCCCCACAATCAATCGTATACTTGAGGTATGCGGTGGGATTAAGATGGACGACCCAAACCTTCTAGCGGCAGCGGTTCTGGCTGGTCAGAACTAGATTTAGCCGCTTTAGAGGGTGAAGTATTTCTTCTGGGACACTGGAAGAATTACGAAGAACTAGAAGAAAGTCTTTCAATGCCAGAACTTATTCAAACATTGAAATCTTTTAAGAAACAAAAGTCGGAAGACAGAAAGTTTACGGCAAGTCTTAAGGGAATAGATTTAGATGTAGATGAGGAAGACTCCGAACCACAGGCAAAAACTTTTGACGATGTTAAAAGAAAAGCCCTAGGTATAGAAGCTTCAGGTGATGATATAGTTTCCCTACAAGGAAGCTTAGCAGCACAAGCAGGGTTTGGAATTGGAGCAGGTCTAGGCTACACAAAGGAGTAATGTAAAGATAAATGGCTGATGAAAATATTGTAACTAATATAGTTGCTAATGCAGATTTCTCAGGTCTTATTGCAGATGTCAATAAGGTTGCAGCCTCTCTTTCAAAACTTCAAGCACAAATAATTCAATCGGACGCAAGACTTGCAAGCCAAGTAGCGACGATGAACAGATCCTTTGGTGAAAACCTAAGAAGAACTGGTCAGTTTGCAACACACTTTGTTACCTTAACATCGGATGTTGAAAAGTTTGGCACCAACCTAGACAGGGGCCAAATGAAACTGAAGCAGTATTTTCAGACATTTAGTGAGCACACAAGGACGCAAGGCGGTTTAATCAGAGATCTTGCTAAGCAGCAAGTAGCATTACAAAATGCAATCATTCAGCCAATGGGTAAAAATGCTCAGGGGCTTATGCAATACAGCGTACATATTCCACAGGGTCTTGATGCTGTAAAAAACAAAACCGCTTTAGCAAGACAAGAACTACAGATTATGAACAAGGTTGTTCAAGATGGTGGAGTTCAACTTATTAACTGGGGTAAAAATACTCAGTGGGCAGGTCGTCAGTTAACAGTAGGACTTACAGTACCTCTTGCGGCATTTGGTAAAGCTGCAGCAGATGCATTTAGAATGGCAGATGCAGAGTTAGTCAGACTTACAAAAGTATACGGCGGAGTAGCAGCAACATCCGCAGCAGATCTTGAAAAAGTAAGAAGAGAAGTTACCCAAACAGCTAAAGAGATTTCAAAGGCATACGGAGTTTCATTTAAAGATACAATTACTCTTGCTGCAGATATTGCAGCAACTGGTAAGCAGGGCGATGAGCTTCTTAATTCTGTTAAAGAAACAAGTAGACTTGCTGTGCTTGGAGAAGTAGATAGACAAGAAGCAATGAAGGCCACCCTGGCAATTCAAACTACATTCAAGCAAAATACAGATCAACTTTCTGATTCTATTAACTTTCTCAACTCAGTTGAAAACCAAACATCAACAACTCTTAATGACTTAGTAGAAGCAATTCCAAAAGCTGGTCCAGTTATCCAAGGTTTGGGCGGAAGCGTACAGGACTTAGCATTGTATTTAACTGCAATGAAGGAAGGCGGAATTAATGCTTCAGAAGGAGCTAACGCTCTCAAATCAGCACTAGCATCTTTAATTAATCCTACAAAGGTAGCAAAAGAAAAGTTTTCTGAAATGGGAATTGACCTAGGTGGAATTGTAGCAAAGAATGCTGGAGATTTAACAGGAACACTTTTTGCTCTTCAAGCAGCACTAGATAATCTAGATCCACTACAAAAGCAACAAGCAATTGAACAGTTGTTTGGTAAGTTCCAGTTCTCTAGACTTAATGCTTTGTTTGCAAACCTAGGCAAGCAAGGAAGTCAGACTCTTCAGGTAATGGATTTAATGAAAGCAAGTTCTCAAGAATTGTCACAGGTAGCAGGTCGAGAGTTATCAATGGTAACAGAGTCTGCTTCTGGAAAGTACAAGAGAGCGGTAGAAGGCTTAAAAGCAGATCTTGCAGGAGTTGGTGACGAGTTCCTAAAGATTCAAACATTCTTTATTAATGTTGTAGATGGAATTATTAAATTTATAAATAAATTGCCAGACCCAATTAAATCTTTGTTAACATTTGTTACAGGATTTACTGCAATCATCGGACCAGTAATTATGTTAACAGGTGTACTTGCTAACTTCTTTGGATATATAATTAAAGGAGCGTCACACTTCAGGGCCTTGTTTAAAGGTGGAGAAGGATGGAAGATGCTTACGCCAGAGATTTTGGCAGCACAAAAAGCAGGATCACTTGTTGAGGCTACATTCTATAGTGATGCTCAAGCAGCCACAGTATTAAAAACTGCAATTGCAGGCCTCGTAACAGAATTTGAATTACTTCAATCTAAAGCTATGACGGGTGCAGTATCTGCAGCACCAACAATTTCAACCTTGGCGGGTAACGTTGTTAAGGGCAGCGGGGCAAGAGTTGTTGATCCAAATCACCCACTAATTAGCCCAGAAGATACAAGATCAATGTCTCATCTTAATCCAGTTGCTGGAATGACGATAGATCAAAAATCAACACAAACAATTTTCGGAGTAGTACCTGGGGCACCAAAAGTAAATCAAAAGATTGGAAATAATCCTCAGATGTATATGGATGGCGATCTTCCAAAGATTCCAGGCTTAACATCAATAGGCGGAGCATCAACAGGTATTGTTGCAGCAGAAGCAGCCAAGTGGCATGCAATGACAGGTGCACTTGCAATGCAATCACAAGAAGAAATTGCTTTGCTTAAAAAAGAAGTTGCGTCTACAGGCTTAATAACATCATCTTTATCTGATTCATATCAGGCATTACTTCCTACAATGACAGAGCTTACTGCAAATGCTGCAAAACAATCAGCAGCAATTGTTGCACAGCTACAGGCTGGCAAGCTAACAGTAGATCAAGCAAGAGCTAAGATTATTCAATTAAATGCTCAGGTAGAATCTATGATTGCACAGGCTTCTGTAGATATTGCGGGCCAACAAGGAAGAACAATTGGGCTAACAACAGTTCCTCTGCTGAATCAGCCAGTTGTAAATGCGGCTGGAAAGTCTAATATGAAAGAGCTTCTTCGCCCAGGAAGAACTAGAAGCCTTCTTAATAAAATTGCACAAGGTCTAGGTGTAAAAACATTTGGCGCTGGATACAGCACAGAAACAACTATTCCAAAAAGATTAAATGCAGGAAATATTGTACCAGGAACAGGTAATACGGATACAGTTCCTGCAATGCTTACTCCAGGAGAATTTGTTGTAAACAAAGAAGCAACAGCAGCAAATCTGCCATTGCTTCAAGCAATAAATGGTGGAAAGGGAGTCGGTGGCCCTAATTTTAATAAAGGTGGAAAAGCTTTAAGACTTCAAAGAACTCATATAACAGATGATTTAAGTGGTCTAGCTTTACTATTACCCGCATGGCTAAATCTAGGAGTTAATTCTAATGGTAATGGTTTAACGGGAAGTCAAATTTCTTCTGGAATCAAAGAAACTTTACAAGCTGGATATGATCCAAATGACTTGATGAATGAAGCAACTGTTACTTTGGGTGGAGATAGAAGTCAGTCATCAAGAAGAACTAAAGCAGCTTTAGAAAAACTAATTGCTTCTTTAGAAAGTCCAGAAAATTCAAATAGAATGATTGGTGGCAGGTCAGACCCATTCGGATTTGAAAGGCTTGCAAAAGAAATCTACAGGCCAGCACTTCGTGGAATTAAAATTGACGGGGCAAGAGCTGGCGGAAGAAGAAATTTATTTTCTGCAGCATCTCAAATATTTACTGAAAGATCATCTCCAAATATTACTAGAGATGAAGCAATATCCCGTGGTCTTATTCCTGGTACAAAAACTGGAAGCAAAGAAAGAGGGCAAATTGTTACTAGACGAGGCGGAAGACTATCTTGGGTTTCTCAAAATAGAACAATTGGATCTTCAATGCCATTATGGGCAAGAGGAACAAATCTAGGAACATTACTAACCACATCAAGTGGTATTAGTCATGCTCTCAAAATACTTAAAAGAAATTCTGGAGGAATGATACCAGGATATAATGCTGGTGGAGTTATCGGAAATGTATTAAAGGGAACAGCTTTTAAAAATGTAGGAGCTAAGTTTGGAAAAATAGGAGATAAGTGGGGTGCCACTTCCTTATCTATTGGTATGGGTAAAAGATTATTTGGAAGCTCTGGCCTAACACCTAAAGCACAAAACTTAATGTATGGCAAGATGATTGAAAATCTTGAAAAAGAAAGACCATACGGATACGTAAAGGATGCTCAGGGAAGTCTTCAAAAAGCCTTAGAGCCAGATATTGTAGATACACTTCTTAAATCTGCCGCTGGGGATGTCCTTAGCACAGGAGGAAAAAGTTTAAGTAAAATAGATAGAGAGATATTGAGAACCAAGTTTGCAAACTGGGATTCAAAGTCATGGACACCTGCAACTACTAAAGTAAGAAAACAAATGTTTGGAATGAACAAGGGCGGAATGGTTCCAGGAGTTCAATACTTTAATAGAGGCGGACAGGTAAAGGGAATTCAGTACTTTAACAAAGGAACTAAAAAGCCAGTTCAGCCAATAACATTCGGATCTGCTTATAGGCAAGAAAGAGCAAAGGGTAATATCGGAGCTGGAATGATGAGCTCTGGACCAATGGCTGGTATGGGTATTGGCATGGGAATGGGTATGGCGGGACAAGCAATTGGCGGACAAGCAGGACAACTTATGCAGTTTGCATCAGTACTTCCAATGCTTGCTCCTAATATGCTAGGATCTTTAGGTAAGCTTGCTGGAGGATTTAAAGGTGTTGGCGGCGCAGCAGGAATTGCTGGTAAAGCAATTGGAATGGCAATGAGATTTGCACTAGGACCTATTGGCTTACTTCTTACAGCACTTACTGCGGGATATGCAATATTTAAGAAGTTCCAAAAAGAACGAGAGCAGGATAGAGTTGAAAAAACTAACTCAGTTGGAATTACTGAAAAGTCTGCAGCTGAAGCGGGAATCAAATACAACAATCTTTCTAATTCTATTAAAGCGGTTAATGATCAACTTGAGCTAACTAGAGCAAAGGGAAGAAATGCATATGAAGCCCTTAACTCAGCGGGAGTTCAAGGTCTAACTCTAAGCATTAAAGAGTTAAGAGCAGGAATAAAGAATGCAAAAGAAAACCAAAAAGAACTAGTTGGAACCTTTACAGACATAGACGTATCTGGAGATGCTAACAAGCAGGCAAAAGTTACTGAAATTGCTACTAACTTAAAGGCACAATTTATAGCAGCAGGTATTTCTGCCCAAGAGGCAACAAATAAAATCTATGCAATTATATCTGCATCAGATAAAGCCGATATGGCATTTAACGCAATATCAAGCAAGGGCTTTAGAGAAATTACAGATTCTGCATCAGCGGCAATTGCTATGGTTAAAACTTTAAATAAAAATATGTATGACCCAGCTTCTGCAGGATACGATACAGACGTACTATATGGAAAAGATTTAGGTGTAGTTATTTCAAATACTACAGATGCTCTTGATGATAATTTACAAACATTAATGAAAACTAAAAAAGAAAACGGAGAATTGATGACACAGCAAGAAGCTATGTCAGAAATCCTAGCTAGCATTAATGAAAAAGAAGGATCTAAGCTAACACTAACTCAGGCGCAGATTAATTCTCTTAAAGAAACACACCCAGCACTTGCTGAAATACTTAATCAGTCAGACAATGTTGCAGGAATGTATTCTAAATGGCGACTACTTCTTTCTGGAGTCAGAACTGATTTAAAGAATATAACATCCGAGCAAGCCCAAGCACTAGTAGCATTTGAGGCAGCATTAGATTCTGCCTTAGCCGCTTCGGAAGCAAAGTCTTCAGGAAGCGGAATTGCAGCTAAATCACAAAAGTCTATTGTTGCTTTGCAAAAATTAATTGCATCTGGTGGAGCCAAAGCGGCGGCTAATGCACAAAAAACTCAAGATCAGATTAAAGAAGAAATTAAACTTATTGACAAAAAAATTGATAAGATTAATGAAGAGGCTGATGCCCGAAAGAAAGCACTTGAGGCTGCTCAGGATAAAGAAAACCTATCTCTTGAAATTCAAAAAGCTCAATTGGAATACGCAGACAAAATGGCTGCAGGAGATATGGCTGGAGCAGCACAGGCACAACTAAAGATTAAGCAGCTTGTTGGGGAAAGAGAAAACCAAAAGGCTATTGATGCAATTGAAGAAAATAGAGCTAAGCGTGAAAAAGAATTAATTGCTCAAAGAGAAAAACTGCAAGCTCAGTCAGATAAGACTGCAAAAAATTTAACTAATGCTCAAAACAATGCTACTTCAGCAGGCGAAAGAATGAATAAGGTTGATCAGTATCAAAACGAATACCAGAGACTAGTAAAAGAACAAGCTAGAATAGATGTAATTCTAGAAAAGGATCCGTCAAACAAACAAGCATTAAAGGATCAACAAGAGCTAGTAAGAGGACCTTTAGGAGATCTTGCAAAACAAATTGCTGCAGACTCAAAAGGATCTGATAAGGTTTTAGCAGCAGAGCTAAAGAAAATATTTACTGGAACATTAATTAATGAAAAGGGAGAGTCTCTTGCAGGTAGAGTTATGACTGCGACTCATCCAAAGGGATCGGCTACCTACAAAGCTGGTGCAGCAGATGCAGCATTAAAACAAGATTCAGCAGCTGCACTTGCAAATGCTAAGGCCATCACAGGAGGAAAAACTCTTGCAGATCTTTATAATGCATATATGGGAATAGGACCAGCTGGCTCTAAGACTAAAGATACTGCATTTGAAGTTACAAAAACAACAACTAAGACTGGCGTGTCACTTGGAGGAAATACCAATAAGGGCGGTCTTGAGCAATGGGCTAAAGAGCAAATTGTTAGAGAGTATAATTTACAGCCAGGACAATTCTTTAAATACAACGGGAAAACATATAAGGTAAACTCTGCAACTGATATTATTAGACAGAAATGGGGAGGCGGACCATTTGCTGCTGGAGATCTGTTAAGGGTAAATGATAGAATTAATTCCCTGGGTGCACAGCAAGAAGGTATATTGATGAAACCTAATTTCTCAGGAACAATTTATCCTAATGTTGCAACAATGCCACAATACGATGTTCCTTCATACTCTACAACAGGTGGATTCAAGAGTGGTACCACAAGTTCAAGTAGCTCTAATGTTACTATTAATGCTACACTTAATTTTGGAGAATCTCCTAAGAGTGGTAGAGAACTTTGGAAAGAATTTAAGCAGATTGCTAAAGCCGAAGGCGCAAAAGTTGGAGAAAATATTGTTATCGGGGGATCATATTAATGGCAAGCACAGTATATTTACCAGTAGGCTCACTTCTATATGTTGATACGTCTGCCACAGACACCCCTACTTGGGTAAAGCTTTCAGAGCATAATAGACAGCCAATGTCTATTAATCAAAACCGCATTCAAAAAGTAATAAGAATGAGCAACGGAACCCTCAGAAAGTTTTTTATTGCAGATAAAAGAGAGTTTAGCACGTCATGGAGTATGCTCCCATCCTTTTCAAATATGACTGTAGATGCAGGATACGGAGCAATAGATTTAAAATCATATTTTGAGGGCACTAAAGGCCAAGGTGTTTTTAAACTTAAGATAGTATATGGTAAGAATCAAACAACACCATTTGCAGATAGGGAAGAAGTCGTATTGGTTTCTTTTACGTCTTGCAGTTTTGAGGTAGTAAAAAGAAATGTTAAGGATTCTTCAAGCGATCCAGCTCAAGAATTTTGGAATGTATCTATTGCAATGGAACAAGTATAATGATTACCACAGTACCCTCATCAAATAATGCTACTGTTCAAAATCTATTTAAGCAGAAATCATCTGTTAAAATAAACATAGGCTGCACAATAGAGTACAACATGAACTCTATGCTTGATAATATTACTGTAACATACCCATCTACAATGGATCAATATTATGCAAAGTCAGAGAACGGTAAAGTCAATACTTACAAAAAGCTTTTCCCAGTTGATTCAATCATCAAACCGTTTAGGCCTTTATTTTCTGGAGTCAAGTATCTTATTTGGACCAACTCCCAAACAGACACTCCTGCAAATAGTTTTTATGCTCCAAGAACATTAACCTATCCACGAACAACATCTCCACAGACAGACGGATACGAGTCTGCCGCTACTACGCTATACCCAAGACTGTACTACCCTGGAGTAACAACTGCATACAAGTATTGGGTAACACCAATAAACCAAAATGCAGATATAAGCGTTAACTACTCTATTACTTCTGCAACAATTAAAGAAGCTTCTTCTTCAGGTTCTGTTGTAACATACACAACGTTAAACAATCATGGATTTTCTTCAGGACAAACAGTCACGATCACTGGTCTTTCAACAGCAGCTTTTAATTTATCTTCAAGCGTAATTGCTTCTACACCAAGCCCGACATCTTTTACTATTGCTTCATCTGCTACAGGGGCCTGGGCAAGGGGGCAAACAGCAACAGCAACATTGTCTACAGCAACAAAGCCTGCTGTATCAAATAAGATAGTTGCAAGATTTGAAAAAACTCATGCGTTTCCAAGCAACTATACAATAACAATTACATATTCAGATTCAACAACAGCAACAGTGGGGCCATCACCAGTAGACCTGTCTGGTCAGATTGTGCTATATTATAATGGAACTGCCTGGACTTCAACAGAGCCTTCCGTTTATGCTACACCTAAACTAATTAAATCTATTCGTCTTCAAGCAACAAACCCAAACGGCGGAAAAGTATTAGGGGTTATTGAGCTATCAGCAAGATGGATAAAGGATATATCTGCAGACATAGTTTCTCTTGATATTGAAAAAGAGTCTTCTTCAAGCTCAGAAGACATACTGCCTGTCGGAAAGATCACTGCAAACAGCCTAAGCATAGACATTGTTAAATATAACCAATCTGCACTTGAATACATTTCTTACAATAGAGAAGCAAGTTTTGATATAACAAAAACTTATATGGTCAAGAATGCAGAATTAAAACCTTACTTTTCAGTATATCATTCCGCTGGAAATTATGGTTCAGCAGGAGATTTATATGACAAGGTGCCACAAGGATCATTTTATATAGATTCCTGGACAATAGGAGATACTGGAGAGGTTTCTTTAAACGCACTAGATGCTGCCAAATATTTAATGGATACTGTAGCTCCAGATATTTTATGTGAGTCATATCCAGTAACTAGTATTATCAGAAGGCTCCTAGACTCTATAGGGTTTACAAGCTACGAGATTAGAACTGAAACAGATGATAAGTCTATCCCAGTTATTAATTATTGGTGGACAACAGGGTCTAAAACAGTTTGGCAAGCCCTTCAAGAGCTGTGCCGTGATATACAAATGAATGCTTTCTTTGATGAAAATAATATTTTGCAGTTTGCAAGTCGTGATTATATTTATAAAAAGGCAGGCATCGACTGGGAATTTACTTACGAAACAGATGGAACAACTCTTGCTAATATAATTGATTTTAATAAACAAGAAATTCCTTCTGCAAACCAAGTTAAAATCTTATGGCAAAGTCAGCTTACATCGAACTACGCTGGAAACTCAGGAGATCTGTGGACAGATGAAGTATCCTACCTAAGTGCTGGTGGATTAAGGTCAAGCATAGCAGCAGACACATCTCCAGAAAATACAATACTTGCAGTTGATGTAGAAACCCTAGACGACTATAGCAGCGCAACGTTGTATAATTTTACAGGATATGTTATGATTGATTCAGAAATAATTGAATACGATGCAATACAGTATCAGTACACCCCAATTGGCTCAACTACGTCGCAAAATGTTTGGATTACTTCATCATCAGATGTAAATAAGTATAGATATTTATCAAGACCAGGTTATGATTACATAACAAAAGAAACATTTTTTAGACCGACAGGTTTATACCGAGTAAAGACAAGAGGAGCATTTGGAACAACCCCAGCATATCATGCAGCCTCTGCCCTCACTGGGTTAGCGGACTGGTCTCAAAGAAAGGCTACGTGGGAATAATGGCAGCATATAGAGAATTTGAACCTTACGTGTCACAGTCAACAACTAACATAGGTGGCATACCAGAAATTACTTTTGCTTCAACATCCTCAATTTCCGTAAAAGTTTCTAAAACTAATATGACAACTGAGCCAGTAAATTACTCTGCCACGTACTATAAGCTGGATGCCTCTGGCAATATTGTTGCTGGAACATCTCAAACTGTAACGAAGACCACAAATCCATTTACTATAGAAAACCTTTCAACTAATCAGCCTTATGCAATTTCAGTAAAAGCATATGACGGAACACGGTTTGGAAATGTTGCATACAGAACATTTACTACTCCAATTGAGTACAATGTAGCAGGATACAAAGGCATGGTGGTAGATCCGACAAAAGCGGCGGCTGCAAAATCATTTTTACGACTAACTAATAACTCGACGAGTGCAAAAGAATACTCAGTAGCCTATAGAACATTTAATGCAATATCTTTGCCAACAAGTACTCTGTCCTACTCTGGCCTACCCTCTTACATTCAAGAAGAATACGCATCATACGCAAAAAGCCATTACGCATTTGGCACAAAAATGTTTTTAGATTCTACTATCGATAGAACAAGGCAATCCGCAGGACTAGGGTTTTTTGTGGATGGGCAAGGCAATGATGGATATTATATTTTTATTAATAGCACAGAAACAGCAGGCGCTGTCAATAAAAAAGAAGTTAGAATTTGTAAAGTAAAAGGCGGAGACATACGTGTATTAAATGATAGTCAAAAAAATACAGTAACAAGCCTCAATGGCGTATACGGAGGAAGGTCCTATGACATTGATGTTAAAGTCAAGGTGCAGCTATCAAGCATTAAGATTAATGTATACATAAATGGATTCTTAATTACTGCCACAGACAGCTCGGGAATGTATGAAGACGAAGACGGTAAAAAAACTGTCAATCAAATGCTAAAGCCAACAAAAACAATTGCTCTTGCGTGTAAATATGGCGAGGCAATATTTGATTATGTATACGGTACAGATATAGAAGAAAAGAAATATAATGATTCTGAATTTGTAAGCAACATGTATAGGGGCGCATTTTCTAATGATTATTTAAATATTGGTTTTGGTGATATCATATATAATAATTCTGCAGAGCAAGATAATGCTGCTAAGCCTGCAGCCATAGATGAATTTGGAACTTCAGTTAGAGAGATAAGAAAAGTTTCTTTAAGATATAATAGTGCCCCAGCATACCCAATTAAATTCTCAACAGGGTTAAATACGTCTGTAAAAATATTAGGATCAAAGGTTAGTAATTTTGGCGGGGAGACATACGTATTGAATAATAGCTCTGCTCTTACTCCATTAAATGATGAAAAGGCAGCAACGTTTTATTTATACGGAGACACTATTGCCCCGTCTGGAACTTTAGAGTATAACTCAGATGTTTTGTCAGAGTATATAAATCAAGAGCCAATAATATTTGAGTCCTCTTGGCTGCAAAATCTTTCAGATGTAGAAGCACTTGGCACTTGGATTAAAAACAGCATTGTAAATAAAGGCAAACTAATTAATTTATCAGTATTTGGAAATCCATTTATTGCCGTTGGCGACATTGTTTCTGTTAAATATTTGTATCAAGGCCTAGACGGAACACAAAAATTCATAGTTACAAATGTTAGGCATACGTTTAACGAAGGACTAGATACGGAGATCACATGTCGATCATTATAGTCGACTAAATGATATAATAATAAAATGACACAAGACGCTAATAGAGTTGATGGTAAATCGGTTGTTGTTGGACCTCCAATTGTTTTGCCAAAAAATTCTCCTGACCGTGTTTTTTTAAGAAAAACAGTAGGAATAGATATTGAAGAAGGCTCTAAATCAGATGTAGCAAGTCCATTTATTACAGGATCTGGATCAGGATCTTCAGGATCTTCAGGCTCTTCTACAAGTCTTGCAGATAAAAAATTACCACCAGATCCAAATCTACCAGCAGAGATTATAGATATTCCTCAGTTAACAGATATAGAAAATATAACATATCAACAATATTTTGATACATTTAATTCTATTAGAATCAAAGCAATTATTAAAATTAGAAATTCAAGTAAAGATAAAAAGAATGTAGTGGGAGTAGACGCAAGAAGCCAGCAGAGTAATCAAGCTCCAGCATTAAGCATACCTACCCCAGTAGCATTTATTGCTCCTTCTCCTTCGGTTCCTTCAGTTGCTTTCGATAGAACTGGAACGGCACTGGCTTGGGGATGGAACAACGTATCTGGATTAGGATCTTATGAGTCAGTTACTTATCAGTGGGAAATAAGATCATCTTCAAGCGTTACGAGTACAAAAATAAGTTCAGGAACAAAGTCTTATGTCTCTGGCGGATTACTAGCAATAGGAGATAGCGGAAAGACTAGAAATTATAGAGTTAGCTCAGCGCAAGGAGATACAGCGGCAACTCCTTCTCAAAGATGGCTAAGAGTTAGGGCGGTTGTTTTGGCAACAGACGGCAAAACATATTATTCAGGATATTCTACACCAATCTAAGGGGAATCATGATAAAGGGAACATACATATATTACCAAGACGGCCAAGAGATATACAGGTCTAAAAATGTTATTACCAAATACGGTAAAAGATTTTTTACAAACCTTATAGCTGGAAGAGATTCGTTTACATCTAAATCCATGGCTTTTGGAATTGATAGTGCATCAGCAACAGACGCAGACACAAGGCTGGGATTTGAATTTTATCGAACTCCAGTAGAGTTTGGTAGCACTGATATACAATCGTTAAATGACACTACCACTTATTCTGTAGTTTATAAAACTACAATTCCTCAAGACGTATCGGGTTATATTACAGAAGTAGGAATCTACCCAGAGTTTAGAGACTCTATTAGTTCTTACGATAGCAAATTTATTGCAGATTTTGAAAGTCAGCTAGACTGGACAAATAATCCATCTATATCTTCAAATAATTCTAGGGTTGGTCAGTATACTTTAAATATGTCCTCAAACGGAACATCGGCAAAAGAATATAAAAGCAATGTACAACAAATAGACTTATCAGGTTATAGCGTAAATGATACTCTTAGATTAGCTTACTTTAAACAAGATGCAAATTTAAGCAATATTATTATTAAATTTTATAGCTCTCCAGACAACTATTACTCTGTCACTATTACTCCAGAGGCGGGCACTGGATATAAGATAACTCCTGGAATACTCTTAAGCAATCTTTTTTCAAATGCTAGCACATTAAATGTAGATCCTTCTAATATCAATCAGATAGGAATTACAATTACTCCAGCAGGGGGAACATCTACCTCAGTAGATATGGATGCATTAAGAATTAACGATGAAGATACATTTAGTCCAGATTTTGGTTTAATAAGTAGGTCAGTATTGTCTACACCACTTATGAAGTTATCTGGAAGACAGGTAGAAGTTGAATACAGATTGGATTTAGGATTCTAAAATGGCTTTTGAAGATCTAGGTGACTATAGCGTAGGCGCTGCTGGCAGCGATACGTTTGACGTTGTCATCCCAGATTTAGACCCAGGGAGAACAGTTCCTATCCAATTTAGATGGAAATTTGCAGACGGGTCGTATGGTCTGTGGTCTGCCTCTAAGAATCTTATTACTCCAGAAATTTCTAGACCAGAGGCAAGCAATGTAACTTCTGTATGGAACGGAATTAATTTAGAAATATCGTGGGAAGCCCCATTACTTTCTACTCTATTTACTATTTATATAACTTCGGGAGCAGTTACAGTTCCTTTTGCATATTCTATTGATAAAACAAAACCTCAACAAAAAGCTATCATCTCGTCACAAGAATTAATTAATAACTTTGCAGGCGTTCTTCCAACTACCCTGACTGGTTTATTAAAAACAGTCTATATAGATACATCAACTACTGGAACAGCATTTGCAATACCTCCATATGCGGATGCAATTAGCGGACAAAATGTTTCTGACTCAGATTGGTCAGTGCTTTCTGTATCAAATGGATTTACAGTTTCGTGGGCTGGTGCATTGGTCTCTTCCCCTACATACAACTACACAGAGGTTTACACTTCATCTTCTCAAGCTGGCACATACGACCTGGTATATTCTGGCAAGGGGCCAGCAATTATAACGGTTGCGTCTTTATCTACAAATTATATTAAAATTAAACACGTATCTATCACGGGATTAAAATCTAATTTTTCAATTGTTAAAGAGGCAGTGCCATTCGATCCAATAGTTTTTGACAGTACTCCACCAGTTAATACTTTTAACGTGGGCACTACTACGTTAACTGATGATTCAAATGGGTTATTTTCTTTTGACAAAAAAGTTTTGTTTACATGGACAGAAAATGCAGACGCTAGCACATCTGGATATAGAATAAGATTTAGAATAGCTGGCTCTAATTCTTCTTATACCTATATGTCTGTTCCAGGTAAAGACAAAACATCTTCTTACATATATGGTCTTAAAGGCGGAAAGTCTTATGAGATTGCAGTAAGTACATTTGATATTTATGGCAATACTAATGAAACTCAATGGCGTACTTATCAGGACATAGTAGTTCCAGTAAGTAATTCTCTTTTACCAGATGTTGCAATCACAGCTGGAGATATGAAATTAGGATATGGAATCAGTTCAGATAATTCCAAAAAGGGCCTTTACATTGCCCCAGATAACTACTGGTATGTTCAAGGAAATACAAACGTATCAAGTGCTGCATACTTATCAGTTGGTGGTGCGACAGATAAACTTGTGTGGGACGGAACAAGCCTATCAGTAACTGGAACTATCAATGCCAATGCTGGTAATTTTACTGGTGCTATACAGGTTGGAAGTGCTACAGCATATGGTCAATTTAAACTTAATACTCCAACGGGCACCAAAATTGAAATGGGAGCTTTTACGAATGCTCAAGGCGCATACACAGGTGGAGTTGGTATTCAAGGAACAGATGCAAGTGGAACCCTATTTCAGCTAGACACGGCGTCTGGAATTACCGTTAATAAAGGATCAATCGGCGGATGGACAATTACATCTACTGCCATCACTAAGGCTAACACATCTTTAGGTTCAGATGGATCTATTACTGCGGGAGCTGCGGGTCAGTTTACAGTAACAGCAGCGGGAGGACTTACTGCAACATCTGCTGATATAACAGGTGTTATAAAAGCTTCCAGCGGATATCTGGGTAACACTACAAGCGGATGGCAAATAAATTCAGAAACAATTACATCAAAAGCTGGATCTACAAATGGAGTAATTACTTTAAACTCTAACACTGGAACTATTTCTGGCGGGCTTATAACTGGAACTAAAGTTACTGGAACTACAATTGAGGGCGGTACAATTACTGGAGCTACAATTAACCTTAGTGGAAAACAGACAGCAAGTACAAACACATCTGGAGGTCAGACAGAAACTTCAGATGACTCTACAAGATTAAACTTTACTAATGTGAGATATACAATAATGCCAGCATCCCAAACTACTACAGAATATGTATCTATCCCTACATATGACCCAGTAACTGATGAGTGGGGCTCAACTACAAGCACTAATACCATTGTATCAAATACAGTAAAGTTTACAGATAACCTATTTGAAGGAGGGCTCCCAGATTCAGCATTTTATTACGGAGAGACCTGGTATGCATCAGGAACTTCAGGTGGCGCAGTAACAAACTATGTAAACTATCTTGGTGGTCTAGGGTACATGGGATTTGAAATAAGAGCCAATACTACCGAAAAGGGATTCTACTTTATAGGAGATAGCACTATAGCTGGGCAAAACTGGGGTGTAGCACATTACACTACTTCTTCAAAAGATCAACCAGCTATGCTACAAACAGATGCAACTGGAAAGGTAACACGAGGAAGAGCAATTTTTACTACAGGCTCAAGCTCTACAACCATCCTAGGTTCAACCTGGAATAGCGTCGGTCAAAACGGCGACCTAGCGTTTAGCACGAATAATTAAGGTAAGATCATGCCAAAAGCATATTTAAAGAAAGACGTAAGCGGCACAAGCAAATGGGTAGAGCTTAAGAAGATATACTTAAAAAAGAATGGAAATTGGACATCTTTAGCTACTGTGTATGTAAAAAAACTTGTGGGCACTACAAGCAAATGGGTGCAAGTTTTTTTGGGTGCTGGCCCATCACTTAATAGCTCTCCAACAATTACTCCAAGATTGGGCGGAAAAACATTTGATATATATGACAGCACAAATGGAAGCTGGGATGGCGCAACTACCTTTACTAGACAGTGGGTTAGATCAGACGCAGAAGCAGGCCCATTCGTAGCCATTGGTGCAGCAACTTCAGCGGCATACACAACAACATCAGATGATGATGGTAAATGGATAACAGTAACTGTACGTGCATCAGACGGCACACTTTTTAACGAAGCAAATGCTACACCAGTTAAAATAGTTAAGTATGCTCCAGTATCACTAACAACTAATGGAGGATATTATATTGGCGTAACATCACCTGGATCCCCACAACCTGGACAGACTGTAGGTATATTTAAGCAAACAGACCCAGATTGGAAAGCAACTACAGATAGGACAAATGATACATCACCAGACTCATCTCTTTTTGAGTACGAATGGAAGTGGGAGGACACTGGAGCCATACGCACAGACTACACCAGCAGCACGTATTTAATTTCAAATGATGATTTAGGACACAAGATATCAGGAAGAATTAAAGCTGTAAATACTGGTGGATCAACATTCAGTGCTTGGGCTACTCCGACTGGTACAATTGCAACAGCCCCAGTAATTGTTACGATGCCATCATGGAAAACAACTGGTGTGCAAATTGGCAATACAATAACAGCAAATACTGGAACATACTCACCAGAGCCAGACAAAGTTTATTGGACGTTCCAGTACTATAATACTAACCGTTCAGCCTGGATACCTATATACAAATCTGATGGGACAGTACTGGGTAGCGGAACTGATACATCACATAACCAAGATCACTCGGTAGTTATACCAGCAAAATTTTATCTTGACGGAACAAGCACTAATGTGACCGCTGTAGGTAAATTAATTAGACTTGTTACCGATTCCTCACTTGGATCAGCTGTGTCTCTACAGCATAGCACTCCAAACTTAGGGCCAATAACTGCAGTTGTAGAGACTCTTGAAAATAGAGTACCTACTGCTGTTTCTAATATATATAGAAGAATAGACGGAACCTGGACAAAATTTGGAACTGCTACTACCAACGTAACTCTTCTTTGGTTAAATACCAGACTTAGAAATACCAGTACACAGGGAACTGCAAAACATGTGTTTTATACAACAGATGCAGAAGATAAAACTACAGATTTTTTTAATGACATTGGAGGAACTGGACTTACCATGACCTCTTATAGATTCGGGGTTCAGGCACATGGTATAGGCGATTACACTGGAGATGACTTTTGGTCGATAGGAACAGAAGATGAAGGGGATTATTCTGAAAATACATCTAACGTAAATCCACAGTTCCCATCTAGACCCACTGGATTTACAGCAACAAGAATGTCTAATAGCAGAATTGATTTGGCTTGGAATGCAGCAGGAGGATCACCAACTAATTACCATTTATATTATAGTACTGTGGGAGATTATAGTGACATTATAGATAAAAACACTACAGAAGATTATGAAATAGGAAATGTAACTAGCTCTAATAGAACTGGTTTAGCTGCAAATACACAATACTGGTGGTGGGTTCGTTCAAAGAACGCTACTGGAGTAAGCAGATGGTCAGCATTTGCAACAGCAACAACTGAAGCAAATCCTACTACAACTACTACGACTACCACTACTACGACTACCACCACTACCACCACTACTACTACGACTACGCCCGCACCTACCACTACAACTACTACGCCCGCACCTACCACTACAACTACTACGGCTGCACCTACTACGACTACCACTACTACGCCTGCACCAGTTACTCCTGCATTTACAGTTAACTCAGTGGGTAGATCTAAGAGTGGAAGAACCTTGACTGGAACTTGGACTTACAGCATAACAGACAATGTTTATTTTATGTGGTGGAATACAAGAATAAATAATGCAACAACAAGCGGTGTTGCAAGACACAATGCATTTAGCTCAACAATAACAGACACGACAGACTCTTATACTGATTGCGTTAATGGATCTTATCAGTTTGGTGTTCAAGGATACGGATTTAGACTAACAGACTATACAGACATCTTTACAAATGGAACCTCAGATCGTGGTGCGTATAGATATTCTTCATCAATAACTATTCCATAAGGAGAAATATGACAAAAAAAGATGACCTAAATAGAATTAAAGAAATTGAAGCTCAGCAATTATTACTTATTCCAGAGATTAAAATTCTTCGATCTTCTGTAAATAGTAATGCTCAAGACGATACCCCGTTAGAGATATTGGAAGAAAAAATTGATGAGATTAATCTGCTTCGAAAAGAAAAAGCCTTATTGCTTTTAAATTTGGGATTTCAAATAGTTGGAGTAAGCATAGATGAGCCTTTAGCTGATACCGAAATGTGGAAACAAATAGAACTTGAAAAGGCATCACTGGAAGTATCTAATTCAAGATACTCGCTATGTACAAATTGCCCAGAATTTGTTACAATATCTAAACAGTGTAAAGCACTCGGTGTGTTTGCAGAAGAGTATTCATCAATTGAATCTTCAAGTTGTCCTATAGGGAATTGGTAATGTCAAAAATAGCTATCACTGCTTTTGTAGATAAAGGCGGAAGCTTTGTAGATGAAGTTAATCAAATGACTTTAAGTGGCAGAAGATTAGACAATAGGTTTACCTTTGTTATATTTGCTGAGCCTGAAATATGCGGCAGTATAAAAAAAAGACACAATGTATTAGTATATGAATACGAGTCTCCAAAAGATACATACTACGAAACATATAGATATGCCAAGTCCCTGGAATTTTTAAAATCTAATAGTCACATATTAAAAGAATATGATTATTTAATAAAAACAGACACAGACGTTTTTGTTACTGAGAATTTAAATAAGTATATATTTGATGAAAAAATATCTTTCAGGCCTGGATTTTATTCTTTAACTGAAAGATGTACCGAACAGACTTACGAGCTGGCAAATAAATTTAATTATATTAATTATAAAAAAATGTTTAATGCTGGGGCTACCCTCATAGGCCCATCTTCAGACATCATTAATGTAATGAATCTTTCTGATATTTTATGCAAAGACATATTTTATTATTTGTGCCCAAATGGCAGGTACGGAGATACAATAGAAGACACCTGGCTAAAGTCCTTGTATTCTGGCACATCAACATTAATAGCTACTGAAATTGTAGTTTCTTCTTTATTTGATTCAAAAAAGTTTATTATTACAGATTCTATTGATGCTAATTGTTTTTCTGAAGATAGCCTAGATGGCATATTCCATATACATCAATGGCACGGAGAAGGAATGTATTCAAAATTTGATGCTAGGGACGGACATTACGACAATATGAATTACGGAGACCCAGATACGATATCTGGGTACTGCCTGAATATATTTCTAGAAAATAAAAGGGAAATAAATGTCTAGCATATTTGTACAGATATCTTCTTTTCAAGATCGTGAACTCCCATTAACTATACTCGATTGTATCGATAAGTCCTCTGGCGAACATACAATTAATTTTGGAGTTTTTAATTGTTATTTCAAAGAAGATAAGATTAATATTCCTGATTTCAAAAACATTAAGTTTGAAGAAGCAGTTGCTCCAGATAAAATCGGGGTTGGCATAGGAAGATTTATAGCCAACTCTTTTTATGATGGAGAAGACTATTATTTGCAAATTGATTCACATAGCAGGTTTGAAAAAGACTGGGACAAGTATTTAATATCAGACTATTTATATTATAAAGAAGCAGGACTTAATCCAATACTAACGACATATCCAGCAGTTTATCTTTACGAAGAAGGCAAGATTAAGTATTTGCCAAACGATGATACTCCATACATAGGGTATCCAAATACCCCAGAGGCTCAGGCTCAGTTTTTAAAAGATAAGATATTGCCACAAGCATCTATGCATAATAAAGAAGGAAATATATTCACAAAAGGAGTTTCTGGTGCACAAATATTTGGCCCAGGGGATCTTCATATGATTGAGCCCAACAAGAAAATATTGCACTGGGGAGAAGAGACATTATACTCAGTTAGATTTTATACACATGGATACGACCTTTTAATACCTAGAAAAAATAATATATATCACTTATATTATAACGCAGATAATGAAGATATGAGCATGAGAAAGCTACCAGGTAATTATTTTAAAAAAGAAACTGACGATCTTCTGGTAGACTCCCTGGCAGAGTTGTCTAGGATCGTGGATAATAATGTGATAGGGTATCAAGCGTTAGGGTCTAAAAGAGGGCTTGACGAATACGAAAGATATGCTAATATTAACTTTAAGACTGGAAGAATAGGATAAAATGAATACAGAGTTTTCAGCAGAAGATGCTTTAAGATTTGCGGAGATTGAAAAACAACAGGCAATTGTCATGAACGCAATTAACGCAATTATCGGATCGATTAATCCATATGAAGAGGGTGAAGACCAGATACCAATTTTAAAAAAGGCTAATGATGAAATGAAGTCTTTGATAGTTGAAAAAGTTAAAATAGGGCGTAAGAACGGGGTTCTGGTTAAAGTGTTGCCTGATGGCGTTAAGCACGATCCCTTTCCCGAAGACCCTAGTAGCCAGCAAGACCAATAAATGATATAATAAGAAAAGGAGGAATTATGGCAACCACACTCACAAAAGAAGAAAAAACAATTATTATTGATCAACATATTAAGAGCTTAGACTTTTCAATTTACGGATTAGAATTAGAAGTAATTCAATACGAGGCGGGATCAACCGTAGACCCAGAAGGTCTAGAAAGAATAAACAACAACCTTAGCACCTTGAATGCAAAAAGGGATGCTCTAAATGCAGAGAAGTCCTCACTAGTCGAATAGGAATAAAATGGCAGAGAAGATTGAGCTGGTAGTTACAGCTTTGCAACAAAGAATAGGCGAAATTGTCTCAAATTATGAGACTCAGATTGCTATCCTTCGTGCAGAAATTACAAAAATGACAGAAGAAAAGCAAGAAAAAGAAAAAGCGGTAGAAGAATACGAAAATTCTTTACCTTTATAGGGAGATAAAATATGGCAACAAATGAGTTTATACCCGTTACCTTTAATGACGGCGAGCCTTTGGATCCCACAAAGCTCAATAAGCTAGTACAAAATATAAATAATATATATCAGTCCAACGCCTTATCTTTATCTAATGCAGGAGCTGGCGCAGGAACAACTCTTCAGGTTCCAGTAATATTTACTTATAGATATACTTTTCAAAATGTTAAAGCAGCTGCAGCAGCGCAAACGCATACTTTTAATTTTAATGGTAAATTCACTCCAGAAGATTTAAATGCAGGAAAAGTGTTTGTTACCACTGGAATAACAAATGCAATAGGAGACAATGACAACGTTAACGTTGCCATATCAGACGTAAAAACAGGAGCACCAAAGATCTTTTGCAGCATGACTGGAACGGGAACAAGAAATGTGTCCGTAGATGTCATAGCTATATGCATGAAGGATATAATTTAGCCCTTGACAAGTCCCACAAATATGTTACAATTACTGTAACATCAAAGTCACGTACCCGTGACTTTTTTACATATTAAGGTAGAAAATGAGCAACGATTTAAAGTGGATGTTATCATCCGACCAGCAGTTCCCGTATCAAGATGATAAGATGATCGCCCTTTGGTTTAAGGTTATGAAGTGGTTTAAGCCAGACGTTGTTGACTACCTCGGCGATACAGATGATCAGGCATGTTATAGCAAGTATACAGAAGGCAAGTCTGCAGAGTTTTTAAACTATCATAAGAATGATAGCAAGGATCTAATTGTTCCAATGATGCGCCATGAAGCAAAGGGTGCACGAGACTTTTATGCTAAGACAAGAGAAATGCTTCCTGATGCACAATTGTTTTCAGCTCTAGGCAATCACGACATCCGAGTATTTAATTATGTAGATGCAAAACTTCCAGAGTATATTTCTGAGGTAACTCCAGAATCTATGTGGAGCCTAGATTCATTGGGATATGAATATATTTATTACAACGAATTGCCTAAGCGTCGCTTTGGAGATATTCACGTACACCATGGACTTTCAATTGCAGCAGGCGGAGCAGTAAGAAAGGATATGGAAGACCTACAGGTTTCACTTATACGTGGACACTCACACAGAATTGCCTCACATATGGTAACATATGAACTTAGAAATGGTGGCGAAGGAGAAACACTTCGTGGATATGAAATTGGTCACATGTGTGATGAGAAGAGTGATGGAATGAAGTACAGCCAGCACCACGATTGGCAAAAGGGATTTGCTGTTGCTCATATTGTAAATGATTATCCTCACATTCAAATGATCCACGTATCACCAGACTATTCATGCGTTGTTGATGGAAAGGTATTTACCTTATAATGTGGTGTGGAAAATGCAGAGGCAGGGTTTTTGTAGATAGAGTATTTTCTCAAAAGCTACATGTAGAGTTATTTTGTATCATGTGCGGCAAACGCTGGATGTGCAATAAAGAGACGAGTGCTTTCGGAAGATGGCTAGAAAAAAAAGAAACAGCAACCTTAAAAAACTACGGTATTTCTTCTTAAACGATAAAATACATAAAGTTATTAGGTCGTCCAGATCAAAGGATGAATTAGTCGCTTGGTGCTATCCAGATAAAAAAAGAGTTATGTACTCATACTCACAGGTCGATAAGAATATGGGTAAGGCTTACGGCATGAAAGATGTTTCGGCATTATTAAATAAACATACTGTTACCCTGCATGATTATATTTTAGACGGGAAAATTAAAGCCCCTCAAAAAATATACCCTATAGGAGATCCAGATAACAAGCATTGGTCTAAGTATATGTTTTGTGAAAAAGATATATTAGATCTGCATGAGTTTATATTAGATTCAGGACACTCTGGAAATGTTCCTTCAAGAACAGAGCTTATAGGTCTTCTCAAACACAACATTATATTGTATACTAAGACAGATAGCGGATTTATACCAGTATGGAAGGCGGAATAATGGCAAGTAGCAGAATTGTAATTTGCCCAGTTTGTAATAAAGAATTAGAAGTCAGATCAGATTTTGCCCATATGACATTATCTAACCATACAAATAAGGAGCACAAGTGACAACGAGAGTTAAGGTGGACCTGTCGTTCACACGCAATTTGGGTAACTACGAAAGCATTAAAATAGGTGTTGGCGTTGAAGACGATCTCCGTTCTGGAGAAAGTGTTGATGCAGCAACAGAAAGAGTTTATAAGTTTGTCGAAGATAAGCTTATTCAAAAGACTCGTGAGGTAGAAGAAGAGCTCAAGAGTGGCAAATGAAAAAGAGCCGTACGTCCTAATTGGATTGTACCTTTCACTTTACAAAGAGAAGTATAACAAGTCCCTTACTGTAAATAAGTTTAGAGAAAAGTGGGCTATGAATGATGTAATTGAAAGCGTTGGATTTCAACGTGCTCAGGAACTTTTGATATACTACTTCTCTACCAACAAGCAGGGACACCCATTAAATTTTTTCTATAACAATTTTGATAGGATAGACGCTTTAAATAAAGAAATTAAGAAAGATAAGTTTAACCGTAGCATTCTACTGAATGAGACTAAGAAGATGGTGGAGGGCGAAGAGTGAATACAGAAGCAACACTAATCTCTGCTGTATGCAAGAATAAAGATATCAGCACACTACTTGCGGATAACGTAGACGATCTCTTTACATCACATAGAGATATCTGGGAAAGCCTAAAGTCATACTACTATAAGTTTAAAGCAGTTCCTGAAGCAGGCGTTCTTATGGAACGACATAAAGACTTTGAGCCAGTTGAGGCAAAAGCAGAGACTGGGTATTACTTAGACATATTAAAGAATGAGTTTATCTCTAACAAGCTTAAGACAATTATTATGCGTGGAGGGTCTGCTCTCAAAGAAGATGCAGCATCAAGAGTTCTTGCACAAATGCAGAGTGACCTTGCTGGACTAAGCCGATACACAAATAACGTAAGAGACTTAGATATTATTGATGTTGAGAATGCTGCACGACATTATCAAGCAGTTAAAGAGCGTTCATCTGTAATGGGCGGAGCCCCAGGAATCCTTACAGGATTTGAAGCGATTGACAAAGCATATCCAACAGGCATGGCTCCAGGACATTTAATTGTAGCAATCGGTTGGCCAGGAAAGGGTAAGACTTGGTTTACATCATATCTTGCTTGTAAGGCGTGGGAGCAAGGCTTTAAGCCAATGATCGTATCTCTTGAAATGTCTCCAGAGAATATGCGTGACCGTATCTTTACTATGCTTGGCTCTGGTATATTCCGTGCAAGTGATTTGTCAAAGGGTGATATTAACATTGATGATTTCCGCAGTTGGGGAAACAAGAAGTTTGAGGGAAAGAATAGTTTTGTTCTTATCTCAAATGAAGGTGCATCAGAAGTTACTCCTGCAACTATTCAAGGCAAGATAGATCAACATAAGCCAGACTTAGTTATTCTAGATTACCATCAGCTATTTAATGATAACAAGCGTTCTAACTCTGAAGTAGAAAGAAATAGAAACGTTTCTCGTGAGTTCAAGATGCTTGCGGTGTCTAACAACATTCCTATTATTGATATTACTGCTGCAACAGCAGACGATATCTCTGATCAAGATAATCCGCCAATGATGAGCCAAGTTGCTTGGTCGAAGGCAATTGAGTATGATGCTGATATGGCCTTAGCCGTTCACAGATACCCACAAACTAATATGATTGAGATTGTTTCTCGTAAGAATAGACACGGTCATGATTTTAATTTCTACCTAGACTGGGATATCAACCGTGGTATCGTCAAGGAAATCTACGAGAATCCATTCCAAAAAGATGAACCACAAACAGATAAAAAGATTTCAAGTAAGGGTTGAGTTTGCTGACGATTCTGGTATACCTAGATTAAAATACCAGTACGAAAGCATGCTTGTCCACGACATGAGAAGCAAGGGCTATGTAAGAGTGCTTGACATAGACACCAACTTTTCAGTACAATTTGACGGACAAACGTGGGTGTTCTTAATGACACTCTACGGAGTATACGTAGGAAAGAAGAAGGCATGGCTATCAGAGGGTATAACGCAAGGAAAATTGATTCCACGCAATATGCGCCCAACCATATCAAGTCAGTAATAAAAGCTTTAGGCTTAGATATAGTTGCGGAACCAGGCAATGAGGTTATGTTTTACTGCCCTTTTCATTCCAATAGACACACTGCAAGTTGCTGTATTAACAAATCTTCAGGGGCATGGCTATGCTTTAATCCATCATGTGGAGAGTCTGGAACATTAACTGAGTTAGTTAGACGTGTGCTACACAAGAATGACTTTGAAGCAATTAGATTTATTGCAACACAAGAGCAAGCCGCTCTTAATAATTTTGATGAGATTATGGCAAATATGTTTGAAGAGAAGCCAGACTTCGAAGAGTTTTCACAAGAGACTTTAGATAGACTTCATACAGATCTTCTAGCAAGCCAAAGCGCAAAAGACTATCTTAAATCAAGAAGTATTAATGAGGATTCTATGAACCATTTTGGATTAGGATACTCTACTTCAATGAATATGGTTATTACTCCTGTGCATAGTCCAGACGGAACACCAATAGGTTTAGTGGGAAGATCAATCGAGGGCAAGTCATTTAAAAATAGTACCAACCTGCCTAAGAGCAAAACATTATTTAACGTTCACCGTGCAAAGAAAATTGGTGAGAATGTTATTGTAGTTGAATCCAACTTTGATGCAATTAGAATACATCAAGCTGGGTTTCCAAATGTGGTTGCCGTCCTTGGTGGTATATTATCCACAGAACAGCAAAAACTTTTAAATAGATATTTTAATAAAATAACTGTAATGACAGACGCAGATTTGGCTGGCAGAGAGCTAGGCTTGAGCATAGCCAATAGATTAAAAAATAAAGACCTCTTGTGGGCTTCCCATGAATATGGTAAGATATATCCACATGATGCAAAAGATGCTGGCGACATGACTGATGAAGAAATTAAAACCTGTATTAAAAATGCAGTATCAGACATAGAGTACCGATCTTGGACCCCATAATAAAACAAACTAAAGATGGATATACACCATCAACTATATGAAATGAGGAAACATGGGAATAGTAAAAGGGTTGAAAGACCTTAACAAAGTAATGGACAAGCCACAGTCTTCAGGTGGAGACGGTACTAAGGCTCGTTGGGTTAAGCTAGAAGATGCAGAAAGCGTTAAAGTCCGTTTTCTTCAAGAACTTGATCCAGACTCACCTACATATGATGAAAAGCTAGGTCTAGGATTTATTGCAGTAGAACACACAAATCCAAAAGACTATCGTCGCAAGGCCCTATGCACAATGGACGATCAAGGCAAGTGTTACGGTTGCGAACAACACCGCAAGGACTATAAGGCAGGATGGAAGGGTCGTTCACGACTTTACATTAATGTTCTTGTAGATGATGGCAAGGAAGATCCTTATGTAGGAATCTTGTCTCAGGGTTCAAGTGGAAAGACAATCACACCGACACTAATTGAGTACGCTGGAGAAATGGGAAGCATTACTAACCTAATGTGGCGCATTAAGCGTACTGGCACAAAGACAGACACAAGCTACACAATTATCCCACTTGCAAAAGATGAAACACCATTTGATGGCTCATCACTTGAGCTTTATCAGCTTGAGGATACAGCAGTGCGTGACATGCCATACACAGAGCAAGAAGCATTTTTTGCTGGTGAAGCAAATGGCGAAGAGTCTACTTCTTCAAGTAGCGTAGACTGGTAATAGGTTAAGAGGCGGAGAGTTAAATGAAATTTACACATCTACATGTGCATTCCTACTATTCATTAATGGATGGTCTTAACTCTCCCCTCGAACTTGTTCAAGCGGCAAAAGCAGCGGGACAAACAGCAATAGCTATTACAGATCACGGAACATTATCTTCACACCGTGAAATGCAAATTGCATGCAAAGAAGAAGGCATTAAGCCAATCCTTGGAGTAGAAGCATACATATCTCCAACAGATAGATTCGATAAGTCTTCAAAGACAGATAAATCTATTCAGGCATACAACCACATTATCCTACTGGCAAAGAACAAAAAGGGATTAGAGAATATTAATGCTCTTCAAGAGCTTGCTTGGAACGAAGGCTTTTATCATAAGCCAAGAATTGACAGAGAAGTATTAGATCAATATAGCGAAGGCATCATTGTTTTGAGCGGATGTCTTAATGGATTAATTAGTAAGGCTATCGATAGAGGCAGTCTCGATGAGGCTAGAACTCTACTTGAAGGATTTAAGAAGACCTTTGGCCCAGACTTTTATGTTGAGGTTCAATCACATAACCCTGAGCCAATTAACTCTGCCCTATTAGAATTGGCGGATGAACTTAAAATTAAGGCGGTGGCAACAGGAGATGCTCACTTTGCTAAAGAAGAAGATAGAGTCTTAGAAGAAGCAATGCTTATATTATCAACATCCCCCAAGATAGATAAGGATGCTGATTTTGAAATGTCTAGACAGATTAAAGATATTAATGAGAGATTAAATTACCTATATCCAGACCGTAGAATATCCTTTCAGGACTACAATTTATTTATTCAATCAAGGTCTGAAATTGAATCTGACTTCAATAAGGCTGGGATTACTCGTACAGATATATATGATAATACCATGGAAATTGCTGAGAAAATTGGAGAATACGATTTTAACAGTGGTTTAGACCTTCTACCCGTACCCAAGACGGATGCCGACCAGAAACTGGCTCAGATGGCCTCTGAAGGCCTTAAAAGGCTAGGTCTGGCAGAGTCTCAAGTCTACATTGATAGGCTTAATGAGGAGTTATCTGTAATTAAAGATAAGTCTTTTGCTTCTTATTTCTTGGTTGTTGCAGACATGATTAACTGGGCAAAGGAAAATAATATTAGGGTAGGTCCAGGTCGTGGATCTGCCGCTGGCTCGCTGGTATGTTATTCGCTAGGAATTACAGATGTAGACCCAATTAAATATGATTTATTGTTCTTCCGTTTTATTAACCCAGAGCGTAATGATTTTCCAGATATTGATACAGACTTTGAAGACCGTCGTCGTAAAGAAGTTAAAGATTATTTAAAGAAGAAGTTTAAGCATGTTGCATCTATTTCTACATACACTTACTTTAAAGATAAGGGTGTAATAAGAGATGCTGCTCGTGTATTTATGGTTCCTCTTTCAGATGTTAACCGTGCAATGAAGTCTATTGATACCTTCGAAGACTTTGTTGATTCACCAAACACTAAAGAGTTTAGAACTAAGTATCCTGAAGTCCTATGGCTTGCAGATAGACTGCGTGGAAGAATTAGATCTGTTGGCGTACACGCTGCAGGTGTTGTAGTTGCAAAAGATGATTTAAGAAAGTATGCTCCTGTTGAATCAAGAGCTGATGCAAGTGATTTAGTATCAGGTAGAATTCCTGTCGTTGCATACGATATGGATACGGTTGCGGATATAGGTCTTATCAAACTAGATGCACTAGGACTTAAGACCTTGTCTGTAATTTCAGATACCCTTG